GTATTTAGGTACTCTAATCCATTGAGCTAAGAGAGTAATTTGTGACCCTGGTGGGACTTGAACCCACGATCCCAATATTAAAAGTATTGTGCTTTAAACCAACTAAGCTACAGGGTCATTGTTTGCGTCCCCACCTGGACTCGAACCAGGAATACTTGATTAACAGTCAAGTGTGATTGCCTTTTCACCATAGAGACATTTAAAGGGCGGAAAGAGGGGGAATCGAACCCCCAAAGCGATTAAGCCCGGCTATTTTCAAGATAGTGCCCTCGTCCATTCGGTCCCTTTCCATATTGTTTGTTGGTATGATGGGACTCGAACCCACACATTCATCATTCACAATGATGTCCCCTACCAATTGGGGTACATACCACATATAGTTTGGTGGTGATGATTGGAATCGAACCAATATTAAACGATTTTCAGTCGTTCGCCTTGACCAACTTGGCAACATCACCATAAAAATTATTCAGTCTCAAAACAATGATATTCACTATAACCATCATAACTCTTGATTGTCTCACCATTATAAATTACTTTGGATAAAGACATTACATAAGACAAACTTTCTTTGAATCCATTAAGTATTACTACTTTAACACCCATTTCTTTAAGTTCGTTCAATTTTTTCATAGTTATTTAAATTTTATTGTTTAAAAATTTAGAGTAAGTATCCACCACGTTTAAGGCTAGTTGTGGACAATGCTACCTACGACCTTTCCTTACTCTTCAACAAAGATACAATTTGTTTTTTAATTTCCAAACACCTTTGTAAGTTTTTTTTTAAAGTGGTCAAATTCTACCACTTTAGATTGTTCCCCCTGATGGAATTGAACCACCATTTTCAGAATCAAAATCTGATGTAATAAACCTTTATACCAAGGGGGATTATATTTTTACCAACGATGTCAATGAACAAAAAAAACCCTGAACTTTTTCGGTTCAGGGTTTTTATTATGAAAAATAATAAAATGTAAAATTAACTTACTATACCCGAACCATAGATAGTACCAATCCAACAATTGCTAAATTGCGGTTGAATTGATATTACATTATGTTTATTCGAGCGTTTCATTATTTGTATTTGTTTATAAGTATTTGTAATTTATTTAAAAGTTTGGTTCAGAATGATTTTTTTTCCAAAGTTGCAATTTTGTTTAGCTTGCTGAACTCATTCTTTATAACCATTAAATTGTCAGGATAGTTTTTTCAAAATTCCATAATTTGATTTGGAGTTGCTGTAAATATCCCTTGTACAATATATAACGTAAAATTAGATAAAAAGTTTCATTAAGTCAAGAAAAAAATAGGAAAAATTGGTTTCAGAATGGGGTTTGGTTAAAAATTTATCTCCTTGTGAGAGAAGTGAGTTTGACCGACTCTATCCTTGTTATTGAATTGTAATTGTAGTTAGGTTTGCAGGAATCATTCCTTATAAACCAATTTTTCCATATTGTTAGACTACTATCATCTTGTATCTATCTGAATCAATTGTGATATTCATAATATGTTCCGGAGAATCAATATTTCCTACCAAAACTGATTTCATTATTGCAGGACTCAAACCAGAAATCAATGCTGTTCCCTTTTCATCGAAACGAACTGGGAAGTTCTTATTTCTTGATTGAATATTCCAATAAACGATACTAGGTAAAGTATATCCGTGAGATTCATACTCCCTACGAATCATCTGCATTGCAGTTAAAGGTAGGTTTGTCGCCCGATTAAATTCCATATCAGACAAGATAAGGATTTTTGTTGGCATTTTATCCTGAGAGACATTATGTTTCTTTGCCTGACGAAGGATGAGTTTAAACACACTTTCGAGGTTTGTACTCATACCCCAATCAGAACTACTAAGTTGTGTATATCTATTATATAAATCACCACTTAGTTTTTGAAGTTGAGGTTTTTCAGAGAAAGTAATAAAACTATCTTTGAATTCACCCTCATTTCTCTCAGAAATATACAATCCCAATGATATTGCAACATCCATACAAGTAACATTGGCGTTTCCACCAACACTACAACCCATAGATCCTGAAACATCAACAACAGGTAGTATTCTTTCGGTACATCCTTCCATAAAATTTGGAAGAGCTTTCCATTGTTCAATAGCTAATTCTCTACCACCTAAGTTCAAGGTTTTGACAACATCATAAGGATAAACTGCACTTGCATTTACCTTTGTCTCACCATTTTTAAGGGCGAGAATATATTGACCAAACCCAAGACTATCGTGTTTTGGAAACGCTTTTGAATATCTTCCCATAGCCAAAGATGGTACTTTAGAGTATTCAATATTTGACCACTCATTTGCACACATCTTTTGTTCTACGGTGTTGGAAAGTTCAACCAACATTTTACGTAAAGATTTTGGTGTCAGACCCATAGCCTTTCTGATGGAGTTAAAAATAACCCCTTTTCTTGGCATCCACTTTGCACACAATCCATTACGGGATTCTAATCCCTGGATTATTGTCGCCATCGCATCGTTATTCACTTTTGTGTTGAATAGGACGGTTAAATCGTCCCAACGACCGAATTCTGGGATGAACTTAATGTTCTTTGCCAATACTTCTGAATCCGTTTCTGCTAAGAATTGGATTATATCACGGAATATTTGTCTTTCACCAGCACCTCCACGAACATCTCTTGACCAAAATAGAATACGCATCGCAGTCAATGGGTTTTCATTAAATGCCTTTGAGAAATTACTCAACAATCTTTGTTTGTCTTGTCCTCTCATTGCTCCAATGGTGAAGAATAAATTCACACACTCGTTAAGAGTTGATGAATTTGTGACCATACCATTTTCTGTAAATGTATCCTCTGTTTGTAATGCGTCTAAGAAGTTCATAATCTTTTTATTTAATTTGTTTTGAAAGTATAGAATATTAGATTGGGGTTGTCAAGGGTTATTTTAAATCTTGTATTTGAATTAATATTTCAGTCACATCTTTTGGTGATAAGTAACCCATAACATCACTTGTAATTGGTGTGTCATAAGTAAGTTCTCCATCTTTGTCAAGTACGGCTAATTCATATAGTCCTTTTTTTCCCCCATAAGAATATTCATGACGTACAACTGAAGCACCATAACCATTATCAAAGGTAATAGCACCTTGAATACCATTACCTAAAGGGTGGTGTTTGAATTCAATATCATCAAATGTTTTAAATTTTAAATCAAGAATATCTATGATTTTTTGAATTGGTAAACCCAATGTTGAGCTTGCTTCAATCAATCCCAACTTATTAACAACACTTTTAAGTTTATCTTTCATTTTATTTATTTTGATTAAGTTTTCTTTGACATTTATTACAAAATTTACCAGTTTCATATGCGTCGTTATTCAAAGCCATGATACAGGATAAATCATCACAGTGTTTCAAACCTAAAGTATGTCCAATTTCGTGAATAACAGTTTCTTTCAACCATTCCTTTTCACCTTGAACCAAAATAGTTTTTCCGTTAGTAAAACCTTTAAGTTCATCATTGAAGTACCACAGTTTTTTGTCAACAATGAAAATTGTTTTTCTATATTCTTTTAATTCTTCAATGGTTTGTTTTGCGTTCAGAATATCATCAGTACCATCGATTTTCATATTATCATTGATTTCAAAACCTGGTTTGATTTTACAGTTATAACCATAGAAATCTTCGATATATTTTAATGCGTCCGTTAAATCACTATAATCGACATCACCCAAGGGTCTGATATAAAAGTCAATATGATTGTCTTTGGATTGATTGTTTTTTGATGTTGAATTTTTTGGGTTCATATCAAATTGAATCGATGGAAGATTGTCAAAATATTTTTCATATAAAAAGATGACAATTACTGCGATGATGAAAAGTTCGATTAATGATCTCATGTCGATTGTTTTTAACTTGTGAAGTAATAAGACAAAAATAAAACTAATTCTACAATTCCAAAAACTTTAACCCTTATATTTTTTCCCTTTACTAAATAAATCTCTTGACGTTTTAGTTAATGAATCTTTTTTAAGCTGGGTTATTTCATTTCGGTTTTGAGGGATGTTCTCTCTTAACGGTTTGAGACTACTATTTGTTTTGTAAAAATTTTCTTTTTTACTTAAAGCGTTATTAATGTTCTCATAATTTATCTCAACCTTTTTTCTTTCCGTTAAGTTCATTAATTTCTTTAATTTTTCTAAATTAGTTTCTTGTGGAATAAATTGATTTAAAAATTTTTCATCGTTTTGGTTGTCATCAATAGTATTAAAATCATAATTAATCACCTCACTTTCTGATATATCATTCCTAATCCCATACCCTTCAACGTTTTGAATTTTACAATTAATTGTATCGTACCAAATAACATGATGTTTGTTACATAACTCACTTATAAAATCATAATCTCCACCTCGATTTGGAACCCAATCAATTAAATTTTTTGAGTGAACTATAATACAAAGAGTACTAATGTCATTTAGTTTCGGGGTTTTACCGAAATTTTGTATTGACGGTACTATTTTCTTATATAATTGTGCTTTATATATGTTAATAACATCTTTCATAACCCAATCAAACATAGGTGTCTGTATCATAGCGTCATCATCGTCTAAGTACATAACCCACCCACTAAGAAATGGCTTCACAATATTAAAATAATAATTATAAACAAATTTCAAATCCCTATTTAATTTTATTTTGTTTGTAATTCTAGATACAGTATTTTTATTAATAAGATAATATGTCCAATTTAATTTTCCCATACTTTCTCTAACATATTCCAAATCAGATTCATCATCAATAGTAACATGAATTTTAGCTGTCGGATAAAATTTACGGATACTATTGATACAATTTTTAAAATAGTTTTTTCTACCTGAAGTTCTAACTATAATATTAAAAATTTCCTCATTATAATTTAAATTATTATAATGTACTCTATCTGTTAACAAAATGTCATCACCCATAGTATTTCGAACATGTCTTACTGTATCACCATCAATTATCTTGTTACCATTATCATTAATAATTCCAGCATTTTTGAATACCCCTCTATTTTTTGACTTATCAAATAATATATTATCACCAGCCCATATTTTAATTTGTTCAGGTATATAAGTATACTTTTTAATATACATAAACACACCATAACAGTTTCTAGGAAATTTGTTTACAGAATCTATTTTAAAATTATCATTAATTTCTCCTAATTGAGTACCAATAATATCAAATTCTGTTAGTAATATTGATTTTAATATTTTTGTCAAATCACGAATTAAAATATCATCATTAGCTAATATTATTTGATATCCTGATAACGAAACACCAATATTCCATGAAGGATTTACATATAAATTTTTACCTTCAGTATAATATATTATTTTTGAGTACTTTTCTAAGTTTGGTTTTTCTGATGGGTTATTATCAATAATGATAATTTCTTTAACTAGCTCATTTTTTTGATACACATCTAACATTTGATGTATTTTATCACTCTTCCACATTGTTGGGATGATGATACTGAAATATTTTTTTTTAATATTCATTTGATTAGTATTTATTGATAAATATATTTTAAAATTTTTTTATGGAAAATATAGAAATAATATCAGTTCACTATAAAACACCGGAATACATTTATGAACAATACGAATCAGTTAGAAACTTTTATCCGAATATAAATTATAGAGTAATTGATGGGAGTGACAATGGTGAAAGATATTTTGAAGATTTAGAAAAAAAAGATGTGAATTTTGTTACAGAGAGATTTGGATACAATATACATCATGGACCTGGAATGGATTATGGAATTAAAACATCAAACAAAGATTATTTATTAATAATTGATAGTGATGTAACATTAATAAAACCAATAATTGAGGATATGATAAAAGAATTTAAAGGTTATTCGGTGGGGAAACTTCTGACTTTAAATTCAAGTGGGTATGAAAAAACTCAAAAAAATTATAAGGGTGACAATAATTTTATATATTCATATATACACCCTTATTGCATGTTAATCAATAGAAATTCTTACTTAGAATTTAAACCCTTTATCAAACATGGGGCACCTTGTATTGAATCAATGATTGACATATATAATAAAAATAAAATAAACTTACTCTCTAATTTTAATATTGAAAATTATGTGAATTTAAGAATCAGAGGGACTTGTTCTAAATGGGGATATAATCTATGAAATTAGGAGTATTAATACCGACAAGAGGTGATAGAGATAAATTTCTTAGTCACGCAAAAAAATTACTATCAAATCAATCAATTCAGCCTGATGAAATACTCATCGTAGATTTTAATCCTACTGATGATAAGGTTGATATCACAAAAAGATACAGATTAGGATGTGAATCGTTATTTATCAACAAAAAATGTGATTTAGTAGTTTTTTGGGAAGATGATGATTGGTACGCCCCCAATTATCTTGAAAAAGTTTTCAATACTTGGAAAATAAATAAACCTGATGTAATTGGATTTGGTAAAACAATATATTATCATTTGTTCACAAAAAAATATTTAATTGTTAATCATCCTGATAGGGCATCCGCTTGTTGTACCGCGGTTACAAAAGAAATATTAAATATTAAATTTCCTGATGATTCATATCCTTATTTAGATATTGAGATATGGAAACAGATTAATAAAAAGGAAGTCATAAATGAGCTAAAATTTTATCATTTAGGTTTAAAACACGGTATAGGTAAAACAGGTGGAGGAGGTCATCCTATAAATTGGCCGAAATATAAAGAAAATGATTTTGATGATAATTTTATTAAATCAATAATAGACAATGAATCATTTTTATTCTACCAATCTTTGAAATCCGATATTAAACCATAATATTAATGTATTGTCAAAATTGACAATGAGTATTTTTTCTTCTATTTATTTAGAACAAAAAATAAAAATTATGGAAAAAGTATTAGTATTAAATGCTGATTTCACCCCAATAAATGTAACCTCAGTATATAAAGGATTTACCTTGGTTAACAAAGGAAAGGCTGAAATCTTGAAGGCAAGTAACAAGCCATTATGTACAGGAGTCAAAGAATTTGTACGTCCCTTAATTATCCGTTTATTAAACTTTGTTAAGTTCAGAGTTAATAAATTGAAGATTAACAGACACAGATTATACAGAAGAGATGGTCATGAATGTACATATTGTGGTAGTAAGAAAAATCTAACCATTGATCACATCATCCCAAAATCAAAGGGAGGACAAAATACCTGGATGAATTTAATAACTTGTTGTTCTCCATGTAATAGATTAAAAGATGATAGAACACCAGAACAAGCAAATATGAAAATGAATATTCTTCCCTATGAACCAAATATATTCTCAGAAATAATTAATTCTTCAGTTGGTGATTTATGGGAAGATTTCAAAACGACATTCTACTAAACACAAAAGGACGTAAAAACGTCCTTTTGGTAGATGTTGGATACCTCCCTTTCTTTTAGTCGAGTTTATCCCATGCAAGTCCTACCTCGCAGGTATCTTTAAATAGAGTTTTTACGCATCTTTACGATAGATAAACTTTCTCTAATTATATTTGTCAATCTATCAGTAGATTCCCTTAAGAAAAAAGGAGAACTAGCTCTAAGTGATTTTAAAAATTCCATTTTATTTCTTCTTCCTAATGATTTAAATCCTTTCTCATTATACCATTCCGCCATACACTTATTTACTTGGTTTTTCATCATAACTAAATCTCTTTTTTCAACAGGTATATTTCCCTCTACATTTGAATATTGTTGAATTAATTCATAGTAAGAATCAATTGCTGTAATACAATCTGATTTTGATGTGCTTATTTTAGTCCATGGTTTACAAACAAAAGTACCTTGTTCAAAAGTAGATCCATAAATTTTATACAAATCTACTTTAGCCACAGTACCATCTTCAAAGTCACCTTGAGCACATTGTGTATAATCTTTCGATTTAAAGTATTCGTATACTTCCTTTTTTTTATTAGTGATGTCAAAAACGGAAGCAGTACCTTTTCTAGGTTTATATGCGTATATATTGATAAGTTGATTATTAATTGTCTCAATCCATGATGCTACACCTTTGATTTTATCCCAATATAACCCACCTTCTTTAATATCTTTATCGGTATTTAAATTAACTAATTCCCAGTCTCCGATTTCTGAATCATTAACATCACTTACCCCTCGGTATCCTAAACCATTTTCAGAAACTGGTTTAGTAACGAAATCATAAAGTGATTTTGCATATCCTGTTAAATTTGTTGGGTTTTTTAATTTTTCCAATTTTTCACATCTATAAGCAACTGCTTTTACGAAGGTATAGTTTTCTGGCGTACCAGTATATAAATAAGTCATTTTACGTCCTGGTATTTTTTTTGAGTCCACACTAGTATGGAATGCGAACATTTTTTTTCCATCTTCTTCCGCTACTTCCTGAATAGCATTTAATTCAGGGAAATCAGGAACAGGAACATTAGGTACGAAACCTCGTCTATAACAATCTGCGACACAGGCTTGATTTAAAAATGGGTCTATAACTTGACTACATAGTTTTGTTTGCTGTTTTTTATATAAATCTTCGGATTGTTCTTTAATTATATTTTTCATTTTAATTTTATTTTAAATTATGTTAATCAAATAGCTATTGATGAACTCATTCCACATTTACTTTGAATTCTTTTATAAATATCAAAGGTTAGTTCAAAACCATATCCTTCTTTTTCTAATGCGTCTAAAACTTTTGGTGTAAACTTACCATCCTTTGGTAAACCTAAACAAATTTGTACCGTTCCAATTACACCATCATTAATACATCCAATTGACATAGGGAAGTCATCACACTTTTCATACTTTCCATCCCAACTTGAAATTATTTTTTGTTTTTCCGTTTGTACCGATGTTTCTTTTTCTCTGATGTCTGTTTCATCTTCAAAATCACTGATGTTACTACATGGTAGAGAATGTTCTTCCCCGCCACTTAATGTTACAAGAATATCTAAATCATCCTCATCACTCCATTTTCCTTTATATTTTCGATTATCAGTTTCAAATGTATTATCAATATAAAATCTACCACCACCATTTTCATCAATAAATTCATTACCTGTTTCAGTAATTATAATATACTCAAGTTTTTCCTCATACATTTTTTTAAAATCATCAGGACTTTGACCTCTATATAAACATTTCGGATACTTCTTAATTTTTTGATTTAAATTGTTCCATAAGTAATATGCAACACCAATACTACCCGCCAACCAAAAAATCTTCCAAAAATTACTAATAATAAAACCACCAACCCTAAACGGAGCTTGAAGTATTTCCCAAGCAATTTCAGCATAACTTTTTCTTGCGGATGTACTCCCAAGACTCTGTGCCGACATCCTTTGAGTGTTTGTTAGTTTTGGTGCTTTTGGTTTTACAGTTGATTTAATATCATCCAAAAATTTACCGCCAGTTCTCTTATATCTATCAATCAAGAATTTAGCATCGTCACCACTATAACCTTTAGAAATCAAATCATCTACTATCTTTTTTTCTTTTGTTGAAGTGAAAAAATCTTGGAATGCTTTACTCTTAACCATATCGTCAGCTAGTTCTTTTCTTGTCTCGGCATTTTGAGTATTTTTAAATACTGTCTTTCTAAACGACCCAAGTTCTGAACTAGTAAATGATTTAGCCTCAAGTTTTGCGGTTACTTCAGCGGCATCAACACCAAATTTTTTCATCTCAGTTGGTATCAATCTGAATAATTCCTCAACCTCTTTAAGAGCGGTTTTAGATAAAGTTCCCGCTTCACGTCCACCCCATTTAAACAAATTACCTAATATACTTTGTTCATTTAGAACATTGTTATAATTTTCATCTAAAGTTTTTTTATTATCATATTTTGATAATAATTGAAATCTTTCTATTTCTTCTTTTAATATCTTGTCCATTTTATTTTTTAAATTTAAACTGTGTATTCTGCTTCTCCCGACATTAAATTAGGAATTGGCATATCCCCACCTGGTACACCAGATTGTCCACCTGAAAAGGATTTACTTAGTTTATCTATACCTTTTTCCGTACTATATATTAATCCTGATGCTAGAGTTCCTGAAGCAATTGATTTGGGGGATAAAAGTTTTTTGAGATAAAAAAGTAATGTGTTTATTATTTTTTGACCTGAACCTAAAATTCCTTTTATAAAAGTTCCACCAGCAGGAAATCTAGTCGCCAACCATTCTGACGCTCGTGTTAACATTCCAGGAGCATCTTTAGCCGCTTTAGCCATGATTTTTAAATTTTCACGTCCTACCGCTTCTATTACTTGTGCTTCTGTCTTAGCACCTGTTAACGCAGTTCTAATTGAACTTACTACACCAGCCGATGTAACTAATCCAATAATGTCTAATCCTAAAAACAGATATCTTGTCCACTCCATTCCTTTTTCTATCGGTGTCTCAAAATCGTTCTCAACTATTTCATAAATGTCTAATGCTACAATTATCGCCCATGGAATCCATTGAACCGTTTTACCAATTCCTGATGCAACTAACATAATATCAAGTATCATTCCGACAGGATGATACATGGCATCCCTTAATCTTCTAGCAAAATATTTTGCACCTGCTCCAAGTAAATTTACAACTTCATTCCACTCACCTCTTGATATATGTCCAAGTAAATCCTTAGCACCTTGATAGGTTGTACCGACAAAATCAGTTACCCCTTTAACAGCTTCCTTTCCCTTTTCAGCCGCCCAGTTACCCCAGCCCTTTAATTTGTTCCATCCCCATTCAGACCAAGATTCCTCATTCATTATCTGCCTGAAAACAGGTTTTAAACATGAATAATTTGTTTTACTTTCAATCAAAAGTTGATTATCTAATCTATCAAGATAGGATTCTTTTATTTGTTGAGGAATATTTGTTGCGGTATTGAATGAATGTCTTAAAAATATTTTGAAATTATCGAAGTTTTCCCAAATATTACCAATTTTGGTTTTATTTTCGATGTCGTAAAGTTCATCCAAGAAAATCACATATTTTTCATCAGGAGACAACCAATCCGTAATGACAGGAGAATCATTCATCTCAAACAATTGAGCATTTTCATTTAGAGTCGTTTTATTATCATACGACATTAAAAATTTTGCTCTATTTATTTTATCATTCATTTTACTTTTATTAATAAATATTTCATTATAGTAAAGTGTTTGCTTTACCTCTAGTTATTTTTACAATATCTCTCCATTTAGTTAAACCAATTTGATTTGCAGGACCTCTTGTTACCCCAGTTTCCCATTTTGTTACCGTGGGATATTCAGGTTTATCGCCACCACCTGAATCGGCTCCTCCGGCAGGTGCTGCGTCTTGTTCATCAAGTTCGCCATCAACATCTTTTTTGGGTGTATATTCCCTCATTAAATCCATAATGGAATCAATATCTAATTTCATTAATAAAATTCTGTTTTAGGTAATTTATCCGGAAATACAACATAATATTCATTTAAAAACGTTATGATTTCATCTTCATCGATTTTATCATCTTCTTCATAGTAATCACCATTTAAATCGTACTCCTCATTAGATTCAGGAATAAAATCAAATCCAAAATCCTTAATTTCATCAAAATATATTTTGTCGTATCTTATTTCATCTTCAGTATCCATATTCATCCTGAACGATACTTCCAGAACATTTGAAAAATAGTTAATATGGAATAATACTAATTCTATAATTTCCATGATATATTTAAATATATTAATTAGTTTTAGGTAAAACTCTGTTTATTATATTTTTAACCGTAGTTGATAAATTACTTATTACGTTATTGATACTATTCAATGAGAAACTACCCAATATTGTTTTCGCTAATGGGGATTTAACAGCATTTGATACCGCAGTTTGTAATCCAATAACCATTCTATCAACATATCCGAATAACGATCTTAACGCACCCTCAACTAATTTAGTCATCACTTTTGTTTTTATGTATTTTTTAATCGCAGGTGCAAATGATTGAGCAGGTCCAGGTAAAACTATAAAAACTCCAGCAACTGCCGCCATGAGATATAACTCATTTTGTTTTTGAGAATCTGTCGCTAAACTAGCCTCGAACAAATATGCTAATGTATTCAAAGCATCTATAACCGCACCAGATCCTGGTATTATAAAGTCAGCAGCAATCGATAAATAGTCTCCGAATGTGTGTAAAAATTCACTAGCATTACCTATTAATTCTGATACCCCTGTCGATATTAAATTTGGTTCTTCTGAATATTTTCCTGAACATCTAGCCCTTAATTTAAGGTCTTTTTGTGTTTGAGTTAAATTATTCCACTCAGGCCAAATCTTTGTATTATTGACAACGTACTTACCATTCTTCCACTCATATTTTTTGAATTCTGAACTATAATATAATTTTTGATACTCTGAAGAATTTGATTTTAAAACCTTTGATTTCCCGCATTCATCAACAAACTGTATATCTTGAGATTGTTGTTCCCCCAATAACATCAATAATTTACTCTTACTTATAGTATATGGTTTATTACTTACCATTTGTAATTAGTAATTTTTAAAGCGTTTAAACATATCCAATGTTTTATTAAGTTGTTCTTGTAGAGGTTCCATTTCTTCTTCATCAATTCCCTCTAAACCAAAAAGATTAATATCACCAAATTCGGATTCATCCTCATCTTCAAATGTGCCATGTTCAAAATCGTCATCACCATCAGCAATTTTATCAGTTAAATCAAATTCATCTTCCTCATTATATTCCATTGATTCATTAATATTCATATTGGAATATAGTTTAACTTCTCCTTTATTATTAAGAACCAAACCACCTTTATCATTAGCATAATCTTGGACATATAATGGTTGTTGATTAATCTGTTGTCCATATGATGTGACAAACCCATCATACACTTGTTTATGTTGATCTAAAATATTTGTTCTGTCTTCAGGTGTTACCTTAAAAAAATATGCACTCATAATTTTGTTGTTTTTATATAAATATCTTTATTTATTTATTAAAATTCTCAAGTTTTCTTCTCATAACTCTAAGTAATTTTTCATTTCCTTTATCTATTAAACTTTTTTCAGTTTCCCACCTATCAACACCTGATATTATCGCCAATTTTCTTCCGTCTTCCCAATTAACATCATATTGATCATCACCAAATACGGATATAGCTCCTGTACGAACCACACCAAGACTCATCGTATCAACAGGGTTTGGATCTTCCATGTATATTAACATTATTATATCACCGATTTTTAATTTTGGACTTTCCATAAGTTTGAATATTTATTAATAATAATTATACGTTATGAAGATAATAATTACAGAATCACAAACTAAAATATTAATAACCGAAAATGTTTTGAGACAAATCGGAATTTTTTTCAAAGACAGTTTGAAAAATATAAAAGAAATTATCAAGTCAGCATCAGAACAGATTGGAATGAATCTCCAATTTATGATGACGTGGGGGGCAGGTATAGCTGGTTTTATAGGACCAATCACCGAATATATAAAAGGACAATTTCCTGACTTAAATGATATTGAACTTAGTTTAATTATTACATCGTTAATTGCAACATATTACACAAATAATAAAAAAGTTCTTAACAATTTATATAATAAAATACAAGAACAGGGTTTAGGTAAATATTTTGAGAAAATACTGAAGAAAAGCGATGAGTTTTATAATGTTTTCAGTGAATTTATCAAAAGTTTGGCGACAACAAGTCATTCTATGGTTAATATGATGAGTTATACATTCATTATACCCATTTTACCAATGTTATATGAATCAATAAAAACAGGAATGTTTGAAAATGTTGATTTAGATGAAATTGTAACCATGATAACTGGTTTTGGTGGATTAACCATCGGTAGTATTCTGATTAAAAATTTATTAATTAAGTTATCAGAAAGGTTTAAGAAATAATTTGTCTTAGTTGTTTTTTTTCTTTAAATTGTTGTAAACAAACCTCAATAATCTTATGCGAAAATTCGATTTTAAAGACATTACATTAGTCCCTGAAACCCTCTCCTCAATTTCATCAAGAAATGAGATTGATATTAAAAATTCAAACAACAAATTACCAATAATTGTTAGTCCAATGGACACGGTTATTGATTATAGTAACTATTCCGTATTCTCAGATATGAAAATGGAAGTGTGTTTACCAAGAAACGAAAGATTAATTCCAAATGAATATGATGGGTTTATATCAATATCTTTGACAGAATTTGAGTCAATGGTTAGGATACACAAACATTTTGAAGTAGAACCCATTGAAACCAAAATATTGGTTGATATTGCCAATGGTCATATGACAAAATTATATGATTTATGCAAATATTTTGTTAATGAAATCAAAACAAATCATAAATTGATGGTTGGGAATATCGCTAATCCCACAACCTATGAAAAGTTTGCTGAATTGGGGGTTGATTATGTCCGAGTTGGTATTGGTGGAGGATCTGGTTGTCTTACATCAGCAAATACCGGAATACATTACCCAATGGCTTCCCTAATTTCAGAATGTTATCAAATCAAAAAGAAAAGAAACTACCATACTAACATTATTGCCGATGGTGGGTTCAGAAATTATGATGATATAATCAAAGCATTGGCACTAGGTGCTGATTATGTAATGTTAGGTGGGGTTTTAAACAAATCCCTTGAATCTTGTTCCCCAGTTTATATTGGAAAACTAATTCCATTGAATAAATCAACGTCAAAATATATGTGGGATAACCTTAAATTTTTGAGGAGATTTATGTTTAAGAAATTCAGGGGTATGAGTACCAAAGAAGTTCAGAAAAAGTGGGGGAAACAGAAATTAACAACATCGGAGGGTATTGTTAAGTATAATAAGGTTGAATATACAATGGAAAAATGGATTGAAAACTTTGAAGACTACTTAAAGTCAGCAATGTCTTATACCAACTCAAGAACTTTGGAAGAATTTAAAGAAACAGAATATGTATTTATAACACAGAATGCTTTGAATAGGTATTATAAATAACATATCAAAAAAAAAATATGGAAAAATCAAGATTATTAAATTTTATCAAAAAAACACATAAGTTTTATTCGAGTAATGCAACACCTAAAGATGTTTATTACGCATTAATAACTAATCCTGAAATGAGGCCGGCATTTAATTCAATGTTAAAAGGTAAGGATATTGCGTTATATAGTTTTTTGGTTCCAAAATTCAAAGAAAATCCAAATATTGAGGACTTATATGATGCGGTAAATAAATTTTTGACTGCGTTTAGATTATCGTATATCGAAGAACATAATCCAACAAAAAAATGTGATCAATGTGATGATGGTTTAATTAATTGTGATGTGTGTCACGGAACTGGGGAAGAAACTTGTCGTGATTGTGGTGGTAAAGGTAATACTGATTGTGATGATTGTGGTGGTGATGGTGAAGATTCCGAAGGTGAATCTTGTGATACCTGTCAAGGTGGTGGAACTTTAGAATGTGACACTTGTCACGGTACTGGTGATGAACATTGTCAATATTGTGATAATGGTTACATCTCTTGTGATGAATGTGGTGGTTCAGGTAATATTGAAACCACCGATACTGTTTTAATCGAAAGACAAAATTATTTAACCTATAATCCTGAAATTATTGATAAAATGAAAAAAATGGAAGAAGGGGATGTTTTTGACGAATCATTATTGGACATCATGTATATTAGTGACTCAGTAATACTTTTAAATTCAGTTGAGGATTATTCCGATTATGATTTTCATGTTGATAGGGAAGACGGTGAATTTGTTTTTGAATTTGAATTACAAAATCCGAAATTGAATATAACACCGTATAGTAATTTAACTATAATATGGAAATCAGAACCTTAAGATTAGAATCACCTTTTATTACTCTATGATAAACCCCTATCGGTATATAATATTTTTCTCCAACTGTCAACCTCTTAGGTAGTTCATCATCCATTTGTAGATACCAATTTTCCCCTTCCAATACCTCAACAAGTCTATTCTCTCTGTCACGATGCCATTTCAGTTCGTCTGAATCAACGTTTGGAGAGAATATTCTTAGTTTTTTATTGTCAATTATTTGTTGTTGATATGGTAGGTTTTCCATTACCAAGATTTTGAACTTTTAAGCCCTAATTTCTTAGCATGTCTCCCCACATTGCAACTCCAATACCCAGCCATAGTTCTATCTTTCTTTTGGGCACAATTATGTCTCGCCCTAAATGATTTTGCCGCTTTAGGATTTCTATTTCTTACTTTAAGATTGGGATCACCAAATGTAACTTTCTTGATTGTCCCTTTTGGTGTTTTAACATATACTGCAAATTTCTTTGGACCTCCAGGTGTTCTGAATGGTGAATTTAATTTAACATTTTTTCCTCTATGTTTAGCTTCAGACAATAATTCCTCAACTTCTTCTTCATACATTGGAGCATCTAACCAAACTTCATCACCATTTTCCAATAATACCTTTTTACCTAAATCGGATTCTACTAACCAAATATCTTCATCATTTAATCGTATTTTACCTTCATTAAATAAATTTCTCACTTCATTAATAAGCTTGAAGTATTTGTCTGAGTATATTCTAAATATGTTTTCATTTAATGGTATTCTATTTTCCAAATGATATTTTAAATCCTCAGAAATCAAACAAGATTCGGTTAACTTCATTGATGGGTTTACTGTTTCTTTGAGAACTTTTTTTATTAATCTATCTATATTTTGTTCCATATCTTTTCTTTTTTTATAAATATTACCTATCATTAATATAAAACCATCTAAAAATAATATGTACTACATTTATGCAATTTTTTATACATTAATAAGAATATTTGTATTCTCAAAAATATTCTATCTATTCATTATGACATCACAATATCCTGAATCCCATGATGTAAGTTTGTTAACATGGTGGATTTATTTTTTGATATTTGACATATGGTTATTACAAATGTTACCAGATAAAAAAACAAATCAAGAAAATAAACCAAATGATAATGATATTCTACAGTAAAATTTATTCCTCTACGACATATTTATAAAGAAAAAAATTTATGAAAAATATTATCGTGAAAGAATCTGAAATACGTAAAACACTTAGAAGGATTGTAAACGAGGACATGAGTCCTGAAATTGATGAGAAAAAAAACAAACCAAGATGTGTTGCAGGAAATGTAATTCCGTTGGATGAAATAGTCGGAACTGCCGATGAATATATTGATTATGCTCCAGGTGTTAATAAGAGAAAACTTGGGGTAAACTCAATGGTTGATACTTTGGGAATTCTTAACAACATAAGATTATTTAAAGATGTTAAAGACGGTGGAGCACATTTGGCTTATAATATGATGCACCATTTGGATAAGTTCAGAAATAAAAACTATTATGATGAGACATCAGGACAGTGTAATAAAGCCATGGATAAAATCATCGAACTTTACAAAGAAAATGAACATGGAACTGAACTTGTTAAAGATATTGAAAGAGTTTTAAATCTTCAAACAAAAGATGATGAATACACTCCATCCCCAAGAACTAAAGAATATCTAAAAAGATGCTTAGCTTTAGTTAAAGGAGAATAATCTAACCTCTTAGGAGGACTTTTAGGACCGTTACTAGTTATGGTAACAAAAAAAGAGGACATCGCTACGTCCTCTTTTTCTTTTTAAGGTATTTATAATAAAAACACAATGAAAACTAAACTATTCTTCGGATGGGAAAACATTAAATGGTTTTTCAAAGAAATTACAAATATGTATTCTACAAAACCATCATTCTTTTCTAAAAAAAGAATTGAGTCAGGTGTTGCATTTGCTGTCGCTCAATGGGGTATGATTTTCTTCCTTTTAGAAAAACATTCATCATTGACTATGACTGATTTAATTATGTGGGCGGGAGTTGAATTCGCAATTTCAGGGTACATTATACACCAAATACAAAAAGAAAAGAAAACTGAGGAACAAAAAGAAGAAACCCCCAACGAATAGTTGAGGGTTTTTTATTTATTTAACTTCTTCAAATTCAACGTCTGAACCTGTAAATCCTTCACTGTTTTCAGTCTGTCCTACATTACTATAGAGTTCCTGAGTAACTTGTTGCATTTTAGTATTAACATTATCAAGAGCTTCATTTATTTTGGTTACATCCCCTGAATTTTTAGCTTCTTTTAGTAGCTCAATACCACTTTTTATTTCATCCTTCTGAGGTTCACCAATTTTTTCATCCAAATCTTTTAATGTCTTTTCAATATTGAATATTACATTATCAGCTTCATTGATTTTCTCAACTTTTTCTTTAACCAACTTATCACTTTCAGCGTTTTCTTCAGCCTCTCTCTTCATTCTATCGATTTCTTCTTGGGATAAACCTGAAGATGATTCAATTCTGATGGTTTGTTGTTTATTTGTACCCTTATCTAGTGCCGATACATTGATAATACCGTTTGCATCAATATCGAATGTCACTTCAATCTGTGGAATACCTCTCATTGATGGCGGAATACCATCCAAATGGAATCTTCCAATGGTTTTATTGTCTTTCGCCATTGGTCTTTCCCCTTGTAATACGTGAATTTCAACAGATGGTTGATTATCTACGGCAGTAGAGAAAATTTGTGACTTTTTGGTTGGAATTGTTGTGTTTGCATCGATTAATTTAGTCATAATACCTCCCATTGTCTCAATACCTAGTGAAAGTGGGGTAACATCCAATAAAAGGACATCTTTTACATCACCAGCTAACACCCCACCTTGAATAGCAGCACCTAAAGCCACAACTTCATCAGGATTTACTCCTTTTGATGGTTCTTTTCCAAAAAATTTCTTAACCGCTTCTTGAATTGCGGGAATTCTTGTTGAACCTCCAACCAAAATAATCTCATCGATATCTTTTGTTGTTAATCCAGCGTTTTTTAGTGCTGATTTACAAGGTTCAATTGTTCTTTCAACCAATTTGTCAATTAATTGTTCAAATTTGGATCTTGTTAGTGTTTTAACTAAGTGTTTTGGTTGATTTTCAATTACCATAAAGTAAGGTAAGTTGATTTCAGTACTTTGAGATGATGAAAGTTCAATTTTAGCCCTTTCAGATGCTTCTCTAAGTCGTTGAATCGCCATAGAATCCTCAACCCATCCATTATTGTCATTTTTGAACTCAGATGTCAACCAATCAACGATTGCATTGTCAAAATCATCACCTCCAAGGTGAGTATCCCCATCTGTTGACAATACTTCAAACACACCTCCACCCAATTCAAGGATAGAAACGTCATGAGTACCACCACCACAGTCAAAAACAACGATTTTGGAGTCTTTATTCTTCTTATCAAGTCCGTAAGCTAATGCGGCTGCGGTTGGTTCATTGATAATACGTTTAACATTTAGTCCTGCAATCTCTCCAGCCTCCTTTGTTGCTTGTCTTTGAGCGTCATTGAAGTATGCGGGTACTGTAATAACCGCATCAGTTACAGTTTGACCCAAGTAATCCTCAGCAGTTTGTTTCATTTTCTGTAAAACCATAGCCGAAAGTTCTTGCGGGGAATACTCCTTACCATCAATCTTAACTTTAGGAGTGTTATTTTTCCCTTTTGTGACATTATATGGTACTCTCTTAACCTCAGACTTAATTTCGTCATAATTTGAGCCCATAAATCGTTTAATTGAATAGATTGTCTTCTCAGGATTTGTTACTGATTGTCTTTTTGCAGGATCCCCCACCTTTCTTTCACCACCATCTATAAATCCAATAATAGATGGGGTAGTTCTTTTACCTTCTGAATTGGTGATAATCACTGGTTCACCATTTTCCATAATTGCTACACACGAATTTGTAGTCCCTAGGTCTATACCCAAAATTTTACTCATAATTTAAATGTTTTTTGTTTAATTATATGTTTTATTTCTTATGGTGTCAATCCATAATTCATAAAACAATTGATAAAAATTAAACCAATTAAAATTTAACTGACAATTTGTCAGTTTTATTAAATTTTTAGTTAAATTATGTCTTTTTTAAAATTTATTTGTATTTATTCCTAAAAGTAAAAATAATGGACATCAACTTATACAACATATTAAAAAGATAAATCTAATCCTCCTTGTCATTAGGGGGATTTTTTTTTATAATTAACCAATAAACATTAAAATTAAAAAATGAAAAACACAAAAATCTACAACGAGTTAGTTCAGAAAATGAGAAACTTCTTCCAATCAAAAGGATTCTTGGAAGTACCAACACAATCAAGATTGTCAATCCTTGCAGCGTGTGAAAACCCACACTCAATCACTAAATTTGAATATTCAGGACAGATTTGGCCTTTACCTCAAACAGGTCAAATGTGGTTGGAGTATGAACTACTTAAAAACCCTGAATATCCTGGTGTGTATTGTATCTCAACATCTTATAGACAAGAGAAAACACCAATCCCTGGTCGTCATGATTTAATCTTCCCGATGTTTGAAGTGGAAACTAAAGGTACAAAAGAAGATATGGTTAAACTTCAAGCAGAAATGTTAGAATATCTTGGTTTTGATGTTCCGACTGTTGCCGACTACAATGAACTTTGTGAAAAATACGGAACAGAAATCCTTGAAGCTGAACACGAAACAAAAATGTGGAATGAAATCGGTGATTCAATCTCACTTCAGAACTTCCCACTAAGAACAAACCCATTCTGGAATATGCAAAAGGGTGAAGGTGACAAATTCCAAAAGGTTGATGTTATCTTATTCGGACAAGAGACAATTGGTTCAGCTGAACGTTCTTGTGACAAAGAAGGAATGAAGGAAATGTTCTACACAATTGAAGGAGGAAACTATTCAGCTAAACTTTTTGAATTATTTGGTAAGGAAAGAGTAGAAAAAGAATTGGAAGAATTCTTATCTTTGGACTTCTTCCCAAGATTTGGTTGGGGTTGTGGTATGACCAGATTGGCAAGAGCGTATGAATTGAATCTTCAAAAAAAACTTAGTACAGAAGTAGCTTAATTATGGCAAAGAAACAAAATGTGGAAACACCAAAAACAGAAAGTACCAAATATGAATATGTCCTTGATTGTGGAGATATAATCCAAATATGGAGATATGACAAAAAATATGGTAAAAATGCTTATGAGGTTGAAAACATTTACAAAGGAGAGCCAAAATTCAGTAAATTAAAAAAGGGGTCGAATTAGACCCCTTTTTTAATTATTATAATATTTATAATCATAAAATAAATTTATAAATTATAGTAAATGTCAACTGAAATTATTGTCGCTTTTATAACTGGTGTTATGGGGGTTGTTGGTCCACTAAGTATTTTATACGCAAAAAACAAACTTAGTAAGAGTAAAAAACCAGATATGGTGAAAGAAACTTTAAAAATTAGTCAACTAGTGACATCAAAAATTGAAGACCTTAGAGATGAACTACATTGTGATCGTGTATGGATATCACAATTCCACAATGGAGGTAATTTCTATCCTACAGGAAAATCAATGGCTAAATTTAGTATTATTTATGAAGTTGTGGGGACTAATACCCATTCAAAACAAACTAACTTCCAAAATATTCCTGTTAATTTATTTAGTAAATCAATTAATCATTTGTTGGAAAAAGACATTATTGAAATATCCGATTTTAAAGATGAAACTATTGCAACTCACGGACTAAAATATCTGGCCGAAGAAACTGGATGTAAGTCACAATATAGTTTTGCAATTAAAACAATTGATAACAAATTTATCGGTGTTTTAGGTGTTGATTACACAAAAAGAAAAACAAAATTAGACTCAGAAACAATAAATCACCTGTTAGTTTATGCAGGAACACTAGGCGGGGTTTTAATGAATCATCTAAAACAATAATATTTAAATATTATTCTTTATCTCCCTTTCCTGAGTATTTAACCCCCATTATTGTCCCAATTATACTAAAAGCATTTGTTAATAATATACCCAACATATTAGACCATGTTGAACCTATCATTTGAGTGTCTTTATTAACAACTAAAGCTAAAATATACATAAATGTTGTAATTATACCAATAGATATTATTACACCCAAAGCAATTTTTACAATGCTACCAATTAATTCTGTTTGGGTTTTCTTTTGTAATACATCCAAATCATTAATCGCTGACATTTTAGCACTTTCAGCCTCAATTCTAGCCATTTCTGACTTAGCCATCTCTTGTTGGAGTTCGATACTAATTCTTTCGTTATCTTGTTTCCATGCTATCAGTTCTCTATTTTGAACTTCAAAGGTAATTTTAGAATCTTCAACCTCTTTCAAGGTTTCTTGGAGTTCCTCCATTATCCTTTGATTTTCACCATTAACCTCAATCAATTCTTTGTTCTTTTCCTGAACTTGTTTTGTTATTTCTAACCTTTTTTTTCTTGTTTCTTTATCCTTTTCCTTACAATTCTCCACATATTTGGTAAAATCAGGATCATCTGAAGAATCGATTATCTTCAAAATATTTCCTTCTAACCCAATATTTTTCTTTTCGAGTAATTCTATTAACTCTTGTTTTGTATCCTTATTAAATTTCATTATTTATATACCTTAAATGGCGCGGTTCTTTTTTTATAGCCTTCATAATCTTTTTTGAATTCTTCTAGCCTAGGTTCAATATCATCAGATTTTATAATCCAAAATTGAGCTCCAGCTTGAACTGCCTTTGCTTGTTCTTCAGGTTCATTAGACGATGATATAATCCCTATAACCACATTATTACCATACTCAAAGTTAATTTTTCTAATCAATTCTATACCATCAAAGGAAGAACCAATTATGTTTAAATCAACGAATACGCACTCAGGTCTATCTGAAAAATCACCTTGTAACCATTTTTGAAATAGTTTTGCCGCTTCATCAGAACTATTTAAAGATTTTAGTGAAAGACTAATATCTAATAAAGAACAAGCGTCTTCAAATACTAAATGGAACAAGTCCTCATCATCTACCAACATTAACGTTTCAATCATTTTTTTCTAATTTTTATTTTATGTTTATTTTCATTTTAGTACCAATTTCATTTTTTTCACAAGTAATCTCAAATCCGTGTTCTTCTAAAATTGCAACACAAATATTCAAACCCAATCCAGAACCACTCTCTTTTTGTCCTTCTTTCCTTGTGTATGGTTTTGATAAGTGGTCAAAATCTTGTTGAGTGATTCCTCTACCATTATCTTGTATTATTAAAATATCACCCTCCATAAATATCTTAACAAATTTTGTGTCAGAATCGTTATATTTCAAACCATTTCTTATCAGGTTATCAATGGAGGTACAAAACAATGACTCGTTCACATCTTTAGTTATTAGTTCATCGATATGAACCTGACTTTTGTATGAAGTTGTTGCTAAGTAACTTTCTAAAATACTTTTTAAATTACATTCTGTTTTATTTAATACAACATCTTTTTTAACTAAGTTTGTAAATTCATAAACACCTCTATAAACTTTTTGTGCATGAGCTAATCCATCTTTAATCATTTTAAATGGTGCAGATATTTTTAAATCCTCTATTTGTTCAAGTGTTAATCTTCGTTCTAAAGAGCTAACACCTCTAGGTATGTATGTATTAATACCTGAGTGCATATCGTGTCTTAAAATCTTAGCAGCGTGTTCTAAATAGGTGTTCTTTTTCTCAATCTCAATAGATTGTGTGATTCTATCAGTTATATCTGTTGCAATTTTCATTACCCTTTGTACTTTACCATCAACTCCAAATACTGGATTATATGAGGCTTGAATCCAAACTTGTTTTTTATCTTTAGTAAACCTTAAAAACTCATCAGTAACATAAACACCACTTCTCAACAATTTCCAAAATTCTTTATATTCAGGTGATTTTGAATATTCCTTCGAAACAAAAATTCTATGATGTTTACCTTTCAATTCTTTTTCTGTATATCCCATTTTTTCACAGAATAAATTATTAGCAAACATAATTTTACCATCCAAGTCAAACTCAATAACCATATTGGATGTGTTAATTGCCGTCATTCTATTTCGAATCTCAATTTCTTTTTTCTTTACATCAGTAACATCATATCTAATTGACATATAACCCAAAAACTTACCATTTTCATCGAAATCCCCCTTTATATAAGAATCAACCCAATATAATTCCCCAGTTTTTGATTTATTGGTTACAACCTCATTCCAAATCTTTTTCTCAACTACCACTTCTCGGTACATATTAACCCAAAACTCCTTTGGATGTCTACCTGAATTAACAATACTATGATCCTTTCCTCTTACTTCATCTAAACACCACCCAGACACCTCCTCAAACTTTTTATTCACATATGTTATTTTACCTTTATTGTCAGCTTTAGAGACTAAAACAGACGTATCGACAAACTTTTCAAACTCATATAAGTTATCCTTCAAAATATTACTTTCTTTAACTGAATAAGCAAAAGAATATAGTGATGATAACATTTGAGCAAAGTTAACTTCTAATTCAATCCATTCCCTTGGGGTTTCACTCTCAATACAAACAACACCAATTATATCACCTTTATACATAATTGGTACATCCAACATTGATTTAATACCAAGTGGTTTTAAGTATCCTTCCGAAAAACAAGATGTTGCGGTATGAGTTTCCGCATTGTTAGCAATAATAATCGGATCAATTTCTAAATGTTCAAAATAAGAACTGAAATCCTTTTTAAACATTTCCACACCACTATACCATTCATCTTCTTTTTTAATATAAAGTTGTTGACAAATAATTGAGGTTTTATCTGAATTATATAACCAAATTGAACATCTATCAGTATTGATTGATTCTGTAACTTCTTTTGTTAAAGTTTTTGCCCCATCCTTTACATTTCCTTGATAAAATAATGAATTGTGTGATTGTGAAATAAGAACTTTGTTAAGTTTTTTGGAGTATTTTGTTAATTTTATATTATGTTTTAATTTGTGATAATATTCTTTCACTAAAATTGAAAAAAATGGTAAAAAAATAATAAAACAAGATAACTCAATTATTTTGATTAATTGTGGTGCGTCATTTATAAAAAATAATGAGATCATCTTCATTATAAAGAAAATTGACATAATTAAAACTGAAAAGTAAATAGAAATTTTAACCTTGATTGACATACTTGATAACTTTTTTTCTATATAAATACTAACTTAAATTAGTTAATTGGTATTTATAAAAAAAACTATAAAACTATGTTAAAAATCGGTTCACAAGGAGAATTAGTTAAACAACTCCAAACAAAATTAGGCATTACTGCCGATGGTGCATTCGGTCCTGGTACTGACAAAGCACTTAAAGAATGGCAAACTAAAAATGGTTTAGTTGCCGATGGTATTGCAGGTCCTGCGACACTCGAAAAAATGGGAGTATCTCTTCCAAAAGTCGAAAAAGAGACATTAAAATTAGAAAAACTAAAAGGTCAAATACCTGATGTGGTAATTTCTGAAATCGCAATGATTGCTGATAAATTTGGAATTATCACCAATTTGAGATTATGTCACTTTTTGGCACAATGTTCAACTGAATCAGGTAATTTCAAAGCTGTTTCTGAAAACCTTAATTATTCTAAAGATGGATTGTTAAGAATTTTTCCTAAGTATTTTCCGGGTACACTAGCCGAGTCATACGCTCACCAACCTGAGAAGATAGCTTCTCGTGTTTATGGTAGTAGATTGGGTAATGGCGATGAAACAACCAAAGAAGGATGGAAATTCCGTGGTCGCGGTTATATCCAATTAACAGGAAAACAAAACTATCAAGTTTTCTCTGGTTTTATTGGCGAAGATTGTGTCGCAAACCCTGATTTGGTTGCTACAAAATATCCTCTAGGTTCTGCGGCGTTCTTCTTTAACAACACAAGCCTTTGGAATGTATGTGATGAAGGTGCGTCTGAAGAAGTTGTAACAAAAGTAAGTAAAAGAGTAAATGGTGGTTATAATGGTTTAGATCACAGAAAACACGAATTTAAAAGATTTGAAAAACTATTGTTAGTTTAAAAATAAAACCCCTCCGATAAAGAGGGGTTTTTTATTATAAGAATACAAGTTCATTGGTTTCTTGATTCCAATCCACAATTAATGGTTTATTCGCATAAGCATATTGTTCATTAAGAACACTAGCATTAATATAATGAGTATCACCATCAAAAGTATAACCATAACCAGTATGAATGTGACCACAAACGTGAATCTTTGGTTTGATTTCTTTGATTCTGTCAGCCAATAGTTCACAACCTAGATGTTCAGTTCTACCAATAACTTGATCAACATAACCATAAGCAGGTCCGTGAGTGATAAGGATGTCAGTATCAGTCGGAATATTATTCCATCTACGTTTTAGTTCCTCGCCTTTTCTTGGTAAGTTAAATGCCCAATCATAAAATTCTGGTTGCCAAGGACTGCCATATACTTTCACAGGTTTTTCATCACCAATTTGTACTTCTACTGAACTATCTCTTAGGTATTCAAAGTTCTTATAGGTATTTAATATTTCTTCGGTAGATTTGGGAATTAGAACACTCCCATGAACAAAGAATGGTTCTCTATCTATGAAACCCCAATCATGATTACCAGCAATGAATACTTTGAAATCATAATCCAACCCATCAAACCATTGACAGAAGTTTTGTATTTCTTGTTTGTAACCCATTGAAGACATATCACCGGCATGAATCAATAGGTTACCTCCTGGTAAGTCCTTTTCAACTTGTTTATGTTTACTATGAGTATCGGATATAAATGTTATTTTCATTAATTAACTATGTTTTTACTAATTTTTTATAAGATAGATATATTTATTGTAAAATAAAACAGATAAAATCAAAAATTTAACAAATATGAAAAGAATTATAAGGTTAACTGAGAGTGACTTAGTTAAATTAGTGAAAAGAGTTATCAGTGAACAAACAACTGATTCCTTTCCATCCAACCCAAATACAGATGTAATTAAAATACCTGCAACTGCAACAAATTATAAAAATCTTTTTAAAGGACCAAGAATGACTCTTCTTGAGGCACAAAATTTATATAACAACTTAATTCAAAATAAACATGTTGGTTATCTAAAAGCAATTTATCTCGATGACACTAGTGTGGTTCGACAAGGTCAAGAACGTCCTGGTACACAGGGTGTCTCAGCATCCACTGAACAAAAAAGACCCGTTTTTCAAGTAATGAAAGAATTCAAAATTAATGGTCTGCCAGTTATTAAAAATGGTTTTTTGAATACTTGTGATCAAAGAATTGAGGATTGTGGAAATTCAAAATTGAGGAACGCTATGGTGGAATTACCTGATGGTTCTAAATTAGATATTTCTTTATAATAAAAAAAACCTCTTTTTATAAGAGGTTTTTTTTATTATTATTTTCTATTGTAATAACAATATTGAATATATGAATTATCCATCATTTCTATGTTAACACCAGAAAGATTTAATTTGTTTTCTTTTATTTTATAGAACAATGTAACAACGTCACTATTTTTTGTTAGATAGTATTTTTCCACTGAGTTTTTATTACCCAATTCGCCGACAAACTCTAGAAATAAAAAATTAGGTTTAAGTGATTTTTCATTTTCGATGATTAATAAATTTTCTAATTCATCAAAGACGATAATATTTTTAGAGTTATCAACTTGGTATATCTCATATTGTACATTTTTATTCATAAAATATGATGTTAAGGTATCCTTTCGATTTTCAACCAAGTCAATTTTATTTTCATACATTGATGGGTCATAGAATAAAATTGAATCAAGTAATAGTGAATCTATTACCTCTTGACTTTGTGAGTGAAGATTTATCGCAAATAAAACGAACATTAAAATTGATAGATTTCTCATAATATTGTGTTTTTAAGTTGTGATGAATTCTTATTACAATTACAAAAATATAGACTTTTTAATTAAATCAAAAAAATACTATCACTTTTTTTAAAAAAATTTTAATCCCACCAACCTCTTAAACCAGATCCGTCAAATTGTTCATCAAAATCTTTTTCCTTATCAAAGGTTGTATAATCTTGTCCTTTCATTATCGTCCAAAGTTCAACCCATTCTTGTTCTTCCAATTCAGTTACCCTTTTGAAAAATTTTCTGTTGAACTCTTTTTGTTCTTCATTATTATAATCAACCAATTCATGTAACTCTGAGTTCCCTTCAAACGGAATAAATTTTATATTTTCTGTATCATATTTGCGACCCAATTCAATCTCAACAATATCATGGTATCTATAATCACGGATATTTTTAAGGATTTCAACAACCCTACTCATTTTTTCAACTTTCTTGAGTCTACTATGTTCAACTTCATTCCCTTTGGTTTCAAGATTTTTGGATATATCTTCAACACCAATCTCAATAAAGAATAAAGTACCATAAGAATCCCACCAATGATGACTCCATAAGGCTTTTCTGAACTTCCAAATGTTTTTTAAAAAGTTGGGTAAGTCTCTAAATAGGTATGAACATAATCTACCATACCAAGTATAATTGTAACTCATATATTTGTATTAGAATAAGAAAAATTGTGACATTTTTGAGAAAAATGACTTATTCTTTCTTGTTACTTTTGAAAGTTGTCCCTTCTTTTCTTTTTCAAAGTTGTTTGAAAGGAGGATTACATTCTTTTCACTTATGTCATTTTTCCACTTTTTCATATACAACTCAAAAAGTCTCTCAGAAGTTTCAATCTGAGCCGTATTTTCGCAAGAATCAAGAACTTTCATAAGCCAAGTGTACTGATCCAAAGAATCTCTTTTCATAGTTGGTATAAGATTTATGTTGTGAACTAATGATTGTGACACAAAAATAGGATTTAAATTTTAATACTCAAAATGTTTTACGTATTTTTTTATCGTTTGTCTTCTTTTTTTGTCATCCAAATCCGGAAATTCATGTATGATATAACTGTCTATTTTTTTAACTATATAACCAAAGTTATTAATAACGGGATAAGACTTATCACTAATCATTATTCTATATTTACCCATTATATCTTGTATATGTTCAGGATGTTCAACGGCAGGAAAATTTCTTCTTAGATAAATCATAAGTTTATCGTCAGCTTCACTGTATTTTTTTAGAATCTCGTCTTTTTGTGATTCGGTTATTATTATTCGTTTCATATTTATAAATATTGATGTTATCAACAAATTTATATATTTTTTTCACATGAAGAAAGGGTTTATCATTTATATAAATAAATTATTCAAAAAAGATTTGGAAATCCTTTATGGTAATGGTAGTTATGTCGATGTTGAAAACATAATTTTCAGTACAAATAAAAAAATGTATATTATCAGTTGTAAAATATATGTCGGGGACTTGAATTTATTTGAAGAAGTTGGATCTAGTGGTATTTTTTATATGTTCGAAGATGCTTGGTCTAGTTTTGGATTCAGAAATGAAAGTTTTATGTTACAAACATCTTTTGATTTGACTAACTAAAAAAAACAAATTATTATTAAACTTAAAAATTATTAAAAATGAGAAAAGTTAAACTTGGTGACACCGTTACAGTCAATTACACAGGAAAATTGGTAGATGGTACAATTTTCGACACATCTCTTACCGAAGGAAGAGAACCATTAGAAGCTAAATTAGGTGAAGGTCAACTAATTTCAGGATTTGAGAACGGATTACTTGAAATGAGTACTGGAGAATCAAAAGTAATTGAAATTGATCCAGAACACGCTTATGGTGAATATAACCCTGAACTTAGAACTAAAGTTAATAAAAATCAATTCCCCGAAAATGTACAAGTAGGTGAAACCCTACAAGGTAACTCATCAAGAGGTCCTATAATTGTAAAAGTATGGGAAGTTGATGAGGAAACTGTAACTATTGATGCCAACCACCCACTAGCAGGACAAAAGTTAATTTTTGAAGTGGAAGTTACTAATATTTATTAAAAAACTAACTTATGAAAAAAACAATCCTTTTATTACTTTTATGTTTAACAAGTTTCTTTGGAAAGTCTCAAACTTGTATTGATACTATCGCTTTTGATAATATGGAAACTTTTAATTGGAGTGGTGATTGGTGGAGAACCCCTCCAAATACCACAACCACTAATACTGGTTTTTTTAATAACGCTTCAGTATCACCAAATCTTAGTGCTGTAATCTATGGCGCAGGTAACGGTACTTCGGGTTTAGAACAAGATTGGTATGTTATGCCAAACATTAACGGACTCAACCCAACTTCAACCCATAGATTCTCTTTTAGATTAGCGTCTTATGTATTTTCAGGACCCACTGCAACAACACGAGGTGTTGATAATACAGATTTTGTGGAAGTTCAACTAAGTACAGATGGTGGAATAACATATTTTGGTGAAATGCGTATTCGTGGTTTTGGTAATGCAACTTGGGATTATAATACTTTAGGTGTTGCAAGTAAAACCGCAAATGGGGTTGCCACTTTTTACACACCAGTCGCTGGAGGTAATAGAACTGCAACTGGTGATGGATTTTCTGTAATACAGTTAACAATTCCTCCTGGACCAACTCAAATCGCTGTTGATATACTTTGTCGTGTAAATTCAGCAGGTGAAGAGTGGTGGATAGATAACGTACTACTTGAAGAAATTTATGATTGTACCATTTTCCCAATCCAACTCATCTATTTTGGAACTGAATACGATAAAAATAATAAAGACGTAATAGTTAGTTGGAGAGCAAATACTACCTTACCTGGTGAATATTTTATTATTGAGAAATCAACTGACGCATATAATTTTGATTCAATAGGTGTTGTTTATCCCACCGAAATCGGAACATATGATTACCAATTTGTTGACGAATCACCTATTTATAATGGATACACCTACTACAGGTTAAAGATGGTTGAACTTGATAATCATCATTATTCTAATATCTCAGTAGTACAGGTTAAAGATTATATTAATAAAATTATTCTACATCCGAACCCATTTAATGATTTTATAAAAATTCAAAATCTTGGGGATTATTTCGGACCTTGTGAATTAAAAATTTATGATAGTATAGGTAAAGAAGTTTTATCAAACTCATTCCAATTCGGTATTACTAATAAATTTGAAATTAATACAAAAAATCTGAGTCCTGGAATGTATAACGCAGTTATAAAAACCAATGGAAATACTGAAACGTATAAAATCATTAAATAATTTAAAAAGGTGTTCTATCGAACACCTTTTTTTTTATATGATATTTATTATAAAAATAGTTTAATGAAAAAATTTATTATTACTGAAGAAGATAAAAAACACATCAGAAAATTATATTTGTTATCAGAAGATGAATCTATGTCAAAATTAGAAAGGGCTATAGATTTATTTTTACCTATAGAAAAAGAAAAAGAAGATGACGAATCAACTGACAGTGAATCTTCAGATACTGAAGACTCTGAAGATGAAAAAAAGAAAATTTCAGTATCAGACGTTAAAGGATTAAATACAAATGAACAAATCGTTTTTGAACAACTTAAAGAAGATGGATTCACGGATGAAGCCGCTGCTGGTGTGATGGGTGTTGTTGGTGGTGAAAGCGGATTCAAGACGTTTAAGGAAGCTAGTTATAAGAACACCTCAAATGGTAGAATACGAGCAATTTTCCCATCCAAATTAGGTAAGATGTCAGATAGTCAATTAAACAGAATAAAAAAATCAGATAAATTGTTTTTCGATGCTGTATATGGTGGAATGTATGGAAATGCTCCTGACGAAGGATACTTGTATGTTGGCAGAGGATTCAACGGAATTACCTTCAAAGGAAATTATAAAGCCGCCCAAGATTGTACAGGTATTAGTTTTGTGTCAAATCCTGAACTAATGGAAGATCCATCAAACGCCGCCAAAGCATTATCTTGTTATTTTAAAAAAATAAAGGATATCAGTGACTTTGAAAAAGCATTTCAAGAAGCGTTTAGACAAAATGCTGGACCTGGACATAGTTGGGAATATTACGCTAACAGTACTAATCCTGTTGCCGTAACCGGAATTCCTCTGAAAAGAGAAAAAGCAAAACAATATTATAAAAAAATAACAGGAGAAATCTCATAAAAAAACCCCTCATAAAAGAGGGGTTTTTATTTAGTTAAACATTTTTCTTACCTGTTCCATAATTTGAGCTTGTTTCATCTCCAATTCTCTCACCTGTTTCATCTGTTGTGGATTCATCTCCAAATTTTCACTCTTAATGAGACTTATTTGGTTAAAAAGTCTTGTGTGCTCATTTAACAGATTACCGTATAATGTTGCTTTTTGTTGTTCTGTCATAAATTATAAGTTTTTTTGTTTTTTATATTAAAATCAACAATATTATCGTACTCATATAATTTATATTTTTCGATAACATTACCAATATGTTTCCAATATCCAGGTCCACCATAACCTCCACAATGATTCACCCAATATAACCAATTCTTACCAACCGCATGCCCATAATACGTATGTAAGAAATTTGCATGATCCTCGAATGATTCCTCAAATGAGTCATATTTTCTCCATTGAGTCCCACCAGGTGATGTGTAAAAATCTCCTTTGAATAATTCCTTATAATATTTCATACCAAATAGATTATTCGCGACTTTTCCTAATTCTGAATTACCTCCACCACTTTCAGTAATGGCTTGAGCTAATTGAATACTTACAGGAATCCCACACTCTATATGATAGTATATTGCAATTTCTTGGTGTTTATCACAAAACTCAACAAATGGATGTTCTGTTTCTGGATTATAATTGTTAGATATTTGTTTTGCAAAAGTTTCATTTGTAACCTCTGGAATATCATTTTCTTTTTGTAATGTTTGTGGATAACTAGTGTCTCCTGATACTATTAAACACAACACTACTACTAATAATAATGCTCTCATAGATGTTTTTTTGTTTTTCTTTCCCTATTTCATTCCGCCCCATTACATTATAAATATCTTGGACGAATAAGTAAAGTCACAAAACAATTAAACAGGATAAACATTTTCAACTTTGATTTTATATGTTTTCTCAAACCAAGGTTTCAAATGTTTTTCAAAAATTCTTTTCCCAAAGGTAGATAATCCACCTTTTAATTCCCATGTACTATATTCTAAATTGAATTTTTCACCCCATTTATCAATAGGAATTATTTTGAGCACATAATTGTCATCCTCCCAGTCATCATCATCAATTTCACCATCTTCATTTTTTTTAAAAAATACAAGAGAGGTATATATATCATAATCCTCATCCTCATATTCTTTTTCATCTTGAATTAAATTCTCATATTCACTAATATAATCATCAAAAAGTTTCTGTAACTTTTCTTCCATAGTTTCCCTCAAAATTATTTTAATGGTTTTTTCTATTCTCATATCAACCGAATTTTTTATTTTTTTCCAAAACGTATAATTCAAGATCATATGGTGAACCATATTCCTCCATGCCGAGTGTAAAATAAGAATCAACTGATTTTCTAATATCACTATACATCTCTTTCAAATCACTGAACATAATCCGTCTGTCTCTATTATCCACCGTAACCTTTATTATAGTCACTTCTATGGTGTCCCCAGGGTTAAATTTTTCTGTTTTGGATGCCAACATTACCTTTTTACTGCCAAAGTCAATCTCGACAATTTCAGGAAATTCTTTGGTTAATACCTTCGTAATTAAACTATGAAGTTTATTCTCAGTTATAATATATTTCATTTTTATCTTTTTTATATAAATATCCCCCAAATGTAAATCAAATGGGGGATATTATTTAGTTACAACTTTTTAAAACCTCTCGATTTTTATTCATCATCTTATAGGTTTTATTTCTAGACTTTTTACTTTTTACAAATGATCTTGTATTTCTTCTGTTCTTCGCCATTTTTTTAATTATTTAAAGTCATTCTTACGCTGTCTTAATTTTTTGTTTTGATTTTGAGACATCGGAAAGAAGTTGTTTATATTCATTTTCAGAATATTCTTTATTTATATCGGTAATTGTTTCATCCCAACTATCTTTTTCATACCCTGGTTTTGGTATATAATTAGAGTTAGTAATTATTGATAATACAGAATATGGGTTTTTCTCACTAGTATTTACAATTACTCTAATAAGATTTTGACCTAAAATATATTCAAATTTGTGTGATGATCTATCACGTTTATATTTAAACCCTAAATTTAACAATTCGTTTTCAACATTTAAAAGAGCAGGGTCATTATAAGCTCTAGGTTGTTCACTAATAACTCTTTTTACTAATTTAATTAAATCAGTTTCCGTTAATCGTATTATTTTTTTCATGTGATTATTTTTATTTTTAATAAATATTTAGAAAAAAATTATTATCCTTTTTTATTTGATAAAATCTATTTACCTTTGTAAGGTACATTTAAAACCACAATAACCATGAGTAAATTACTTCTAATCCTGAGTGTTTTATCTATCTCTTTTTATACAATAAAAATTAATGGGGTAATCAACAAACTAACTTTTGTTGAACCAAACATAAATAGAGATTCTTTGATTAAATTAGGGATGCCTGAACGAATTACTAATCAATATATTCTTGTTAGAAAATCTGAAAAATATCAAAATAAATCTTTTTTTATTGTGGATACAAGAGAAAATCTGATTTTCTTCTTTGATAAAAAAGGTGATTTTGTTGCAAAATCACCAACAATCGATGGTTTTGATAAACAAAATGAAAGTAAGATTGATGGTTCTTTAAAGACATGGTATGAACACGTAATTGACATTGGGTTTAAATGGGACGATAATAAAAAACAGTATGTCGATATAACAGGTAAAAAAAGACATTATTCTAATAGTTTGGTATATACTCATTTAGCAAAAACTCAATGTAGATTTTTTCCAAAAGGGGTTTATCAGATTACAAAAAAATTTCATAGCAACGGATTCGTAGGAAAAGGTGAAAATACTTTTAATATTAATACCTTAGATGGTAAAAATTTAGCATTAGCAATACATAGTCTTTACAAAAGTGAATACAGAATTAAAAATATGAATAATCTAGTATCGTTAGTTGGGAATAATTTTGATGAAATTAATGTACCTAATTCTTTTAGAAATGTTGTTCTAAACAATATTAATAACGGTACTTTTAACAATTCTTTCGGTTGTATTAATGTACCCGAAAAATTTATAGAACTAACTAAAAATGAATCAGTTAATTCATTAGTTTTTGTTATCGGTGAAAATACAAATAATTATTTAGTCAAATAAAAAAAAACACCACAATGTGGTGTTTTTTTTTATGCAGTTGTTTTTCTTATATCAATAGGTTCTCCACCTACTTGAGTTGCGATTGACGTTGGTTTTTTACAGAATCCATTTTCTCCTTTAAGTTCATTGAAGAATTCGGCTCCTTGTGAGTTATCCATTTGTACTAAATAATAATCTTTATCTTCAGACATAACAAATATCATCGCACCTTTTTTGGCGATATCTAATACTCTACTATCATTTGCAAATGATGCGTCAACATTAAAACAACCTGTAGATAAGTCGTATTTTTTACTACCAATCATATTATTAATAAGGTCATTATATTGTTGTGGAATTTTACCGGTTTTTTGTGCATCCCCTAAATATTTTTTTAATTCTGCATCAGCCTCTATTCTATTTGAAATGGGAACTAAAGCATGAATTGCTGAAGGTAATTCAAGACCTGATTGAGTTTTTATTTTAATCACATTATCAACATTTTTGGCTCCGGTATAATGAGATTGATAACTTGTACCACCAGCCTTATAAATACCAGCACTTAGTGACCTTTTACCTATCTTTGATAAAACATAATATTGTTTAGTCAAATCGCCAGAACAAAAACAGTCCAATTTAGTTGATGGATTCTTACATTTGAATCCTGCCGTTTCACACCACTCACGGTAGGTAACAGGTTTTGTCGGTTGTTTATCCTCACCTTCCACGGTTTGGGATAATCTTATAAATTTATGTGATTCGTCAAATGCCGCTACAAGTTTAAGTCTAGGGTCAATAATGAAAAAAGGTTTCCCTTTATATTCAGATCTCTGATTAATGTAATGAATTTCTCTATTCATCCTATCACCAGCAGCTCCCTTCAGTACTTGAGGAATTGATTCTAATGGTGCTAATTCAATTGAACGTTTTTGATAACCCTTAATTCCTAACCAATCTTCTTCGGACTCAGTTGATTTTGAACTATATATTTTACTTGATGATGGGTCAACACCATACAAATTAGAACCTTTAGAAGTGTTACTTGAATTAGTTTTTTTATGAGATAAAAATTTTCCCCCAACACTTTCATTTCCGACTTTATAATTCCAAGCGTTTGTTATATAACTATTATTATACTCACCTGTTGGACTTAAACTTGTCGCAGCAGCAACATTGGGATAATTTTTAATAACCCAACTTCTAAATTCATTTCCTTCAGTAGTGTTCTTAAATGGTACTGTTTTTGAAATTGTCGATGATTGGGACGGGGATGAGGATGGGGAATTTGCATAATCATTGAAAATTAATTTTCTAATATTTTCTTCGTATTTTGTTCCTGTTACATTAATCCAATTATTAGAGGTTTTCAATTTAGTATAATATTTACCATTTTCTCTCTTATAATCATAATTATCCTTACCAATCCCCTGAATTACTTTATTTGGTAATCCCTCATCTTCCTTGATTATATTTCTAACCAATTTAGCTAATTGGTTTTCCGTTAACTTTATTATTTTTTTCATTACTGAATATTTTTATAATAAATATTCTACCGAATCTTATTATTTAGTTTATTCGCAATATCTGATAAAAATTCTTCTTTAGTAATTATCTTATTGGTTATTGAACTGTTTCCACCTTTAATCTTTTGGTACAAATCCCAATTCCATATTGATTTATTTTCAGGTAACATAGGTTTAGGTTTTCTTGGTTCTTCAATATTTTTATAAGTCAATTCATATAGTCTAGCAAGTTTCTTTATCATATTCGATGCTGTATATCTTTGATATTTCTCTTCATTCTTAAAGAATGATAAATAATTACCATCAAATTTTCCACTTTTTTTGAAAAATTCATCCAAATAATTATCTTTTTCTGGTGTTTGCATAAATGCAAATAATGGATTATTAACACCAAAAGGATAAATATAGTTTATGATTTTTTCATTTTTCCAGTTTGTAATGTTAATATAAAATAATTCCAAAACTCTATCAATTTTTTCTTGTTCGGATACATAATTTTCACCAATGTGATCCAATAAATCATTAATTTCTGTAATATATGACTCTAATTCATTTTTTAATCCCTCAATTGTAAAATTCTGAATTTTTTTCAAAGTTTGGTATATCTTATTTTCCAAGAAAAAATTCTTAAATTGTTCGGGAGTTATTTTTTCTAATTGAATTTGAGCCGCCAATTCTGTCGGTCTAACCAAATTCTCAATATGATGAATATAATAAGAGTTAAATAAAACCTCAGTTAGAGGTTTTATTTTTCCAAAACTATTTGAACTAAAAACATTATACTCCACCTTCTTATATAAATTATAAGTGTTTTTCTTGAATATGTCATACCCATGTTTTAATTCATGAGCAATAATTGGAATTAAATATTTTTTGTTGCTTCGAATAAACTCAGATAATTCTTCATCTTTGAATTGTTCTGGAGTTGCAATTTCAATACTCATGTCAATCTCATCGGGATTAATAATTGCTTTCATTTCAAACATGGAGTTAATAACATTTTCACTGGATTGTCCCATACTTAATAAAATAAAACTATCTATTTTATTTTTATCTAACTCAACTTTTAAATTAACTTTTTTTAAGTTCATATCAGATATCCTAAAATCACCAATGATTTGGATTTTATGAACATCCTCAGATTCAATATTTCTTAAACCTGATACATACGCTGAAATATATTCATACAATTTAATTGAACTATCAATAATATTTTCAGGAACCCCCAATGATTCATGAATTCTTTTTTTCATTTTCTATGATTGAAATAATTTTAATTCTCCTTCCCTACGTTTAGATACTCCAGATAAACCAACAGTATTATATGTTTTTAACAACTCGGCAGCTTTTTTATCATCTCCCTTTTTTAATGCTTGTATCAATTGTGATTTTCTCAAATTACCAATACCCGAATTAAATGATAATGAAACCAAAGCATCAAATTGTCCTTGAGTTATCATATGTCCAGGAATTTTTTTTGATTTCCAATCAGATAATATTTTTCTCACATAATTAGCATTCTCCCTAACATCCTGAACCAATAAATCATCAGCCTCCTTCTTGGATTTTAATCTGTCCGTGGGTTTAACATTTAACGTATGACCATATCCAATTGTCCAAACACCAACAGCATCCTTATAAGCCTTATATTTAGGTTCTTTAACCCCATTCTTTCTATTCTTTGGGTCACCTTCCCATTCCCTCAAAAACGGCCATATATTAGCACTAACACTTAATGTTGAACCATCGTACTTCTGTTTACCAGTTGATGATTTTTGTTGATCGGACTTACCTAATATTTTATTAACTAAATCATTAAATATCCATTCTGTAATAATAATCTTCATATTTTTATCTATAAATATTAACCACAATTTTTATTATACCAATCTTTTATTTCCATCTCATAATTTAATTCGATGTATCGATTAAGTCTTAACCATATATTCCCAAACTCAATTGAATCATCATCCATCATTCGAGCATAATAATTATTATAACAATACTCAACGATAGATTCAGCAACAACATTGAAAAATTCATTAGAATCGGAATAAAGTTCACAATCATAAAGGAAGTGGTAAACCTGACGTAATTTATCTGAAATATAAAACTTAATTAAGTTAATAACCTTCTCATCATCAAACTCACCAAAAATTTCATCAATTAAATCTTTATAACTCACACCAAAATTTTTTGATGTAAAATATATCCCCTCATCTTCAATCATATTCATCAAAGCTTTTTTATGTTTCCCTGATGATAATATTTTTTCAAACTGTGATTCCGTAATTATTATTTTCATATCAATTTTTTTTATACTTTATCAATTCAGGATAATCGTTTAATACGTCTTGACTGAATTTAATTGATTTAACATCATAATAATTATCACCAACAATTTTAACAATGTCTTTATCAGTACCCTTATATATCGCAAATATTCTTGATGAATTCTCACCATCAATATAAAAACTATAAAAATCAGGATCTTTAATAAGTTTTGTCCAAATTCTTTGAGACTCCGCGCTGACATTGGAAGTTGAACTACCCCATCCCAAATGTTTTATGAACTCCTGATATATCAAATATCCCAATCCAGTTCCCATTAAAATTGATGGCAACCCACCAATAAAATGTATCCTATTTCCAGGTTCACCCTCAGTTTCAATCACAACACCCCAATCATTCAATATCTCATCAACAGTCTTTATTACCCCCCTATTTGTTTTTTTCATTGCGGGAATCTCCAAACCATAATGCTCATTCCCATATAAACCACCATCACCAAAATCAACCCTAGATGGAAAATGCTTAACCCCAAAATTTGGGGGGAATATAACATCATATAAATTGTTACCCCTATTTATGAACTTCAATCCATACGGCTTACTACGAGTAATCGGCTCATCCTTGAAAACATTACCATAATCCTTTACAAAAGTATCATCCAATTTCTTCATCCTATAATAGTCGTTATTCGGTTTTTCCAAATATGTCCCCTCAATGTCAATCTCATCTATCTCACCCTCATTGATTACCCTCTTAATTAATTTAACCAAGTCCCCCTCAGTTAATCTTATGATTCTCTTCATACCAATTTTATTTATAAATATATCAAATTAAAAAGGGCGGTTGGGGATTCCATACGAATGAAATGAGAAAAAAAAATATCCCCACACCTTATTTAGACATGGGGATTTTTTTAATTAAACAAATTTTTGTTGTTTATTTATATCTTTTTGACCAAAGTCAGGATTTTCTACTTTAGGCACCCATTTACCTTGACTATTTTTTGAACAAAAATATGGGGCAAAGTATTTCTCCGCAATTGTTTTATTCCAAAAAGTTTGCCCAATACGTTTTTGATTGTCAATAAAAGTAAACGATCCTAATTCTTCATTCTGCTCACGACAACTAAAATCTAACTCATTAAATTTGTAATATCTATCAGAATTCAATTTACTCCAAGAAACATCACTCATACCAAATCTATATCGTCCCGCTGTTGGGTCATAACTAATGATATTTGTTATTTTGGTATTATGTGGATAATCATCTGTTTGTTCTTTCTTTTCATAAAAATTCATAGGAGTTCCAATTAACCAATCTGGTATTTTATTCCAATCAATTTTGTTTAATTTTGGGGTAGTTGGACTCTGTATAGTGGTTGTTGTAGTTGTTGATTTAGGTATTAATTTTTCGGTACTAGCCTTAGGTGCATTTTCATCAAAACAACCATGATTAACACCATCAATGGAATCTTTATGTATATAAGCCACCGATTTATATCTACCACCTTCTAATTTAGTTATAATATAACATACACCAGATTCATTATATCTATCTTTATTTGAACTTAATTGATTAAATAATGCTTTTAAACTTAATTGTTTTGCCTCCTCAATCTTTTTTTCGTCCGTTTCGTTAGTGTTACTATAAGCCTGTTCCCAATAATAGTTATTACTTGCTTTCATTTTTGAGAACAAACCTGAATCATTTGAGACTTGTGGAGTTTTTTGTTCATTTAATATTCCATATAATGATTTTATGTACTCCTTGTCATTCTCTGTTATAATTAATTTTTTCATAAATTTTTAATTATAAATATCCCCATACCTTATTTAGACATGGGGATACACATTTATTTTTTATACTTAACAATAATTTCAATAACCTCATCAATCAACTTATCCTCCAACTCAATTAACCCATCAACGTCATTAGAATAAAATGGAATTCTAATCGGAACCAATAAATTACCAAAACTAGGATTATTATCCTTAACCACACCAGAATAAATCTTATTAGTTGCCATATCCACACTAATAGCATCAACAGACCTTTCACCCTCAACCAATACAATTACCTCGTAATCACCTCGCCTAGTTACAATAATCCTCCCATTACCACTATCCTCAATATCCTTAACCTGTTTTAAAAACATCATCAATAATGAAGATGGAACATACTTTCCATGCTTATCCAAAAATCTCTTGAATAAAAATACGCCCAAGATTATAACAACCAACACAATTAATGCAATCATAGAATTTTATTTTAATGTGATTCAATATTAATATAACCATATGACATTAACAATAGTTCCAACAAAGATAAATAAAAAAGGGGCTGGGGATTGAATACGAGTGTAACGAGGAAAATTATATATTACCCCTTTATAAACTTATTAAACGCAAACAAGAAATTAATGAAATCCCTATCAAATAATTTCTTCTCAATTCCAATGTCACGCAACGATTCAATATAATTCAAAAGATATTTTTTATCATATACCTTATCTTGTTCCAATGTACTAATCATTACATTAGGATACATCTTGACATAAGAGATGTGAGTTTTATAATTATTCTCCCCAACATACTCTTTTAACTTATCCAAGTTTCTACCAATAATCGTTTTATATTTCTCATATTCAGCATCCTCCAAATTCTCAAATAAGAAATCATAAAATAACTTCTCCAATGTATCAAAGGTTACATTCCAATCATATATACCACGACTTAACTCATCACCCTCAAATGGTGTCTTCTTATATGGTAATATCTTTTCCTTCTTGAAATCACCTACCTCACCCCACTTAGGATATTTCTTTTTCAATAACTCAACCAAATCACCTACCATTTTTCCAATAGTACTATAAAATATAAGTCTATGATTAAAATCAACAATAATAATATCAAAATATATTTTCTTGTTTTTAATATTTAATTGAAGTTTCATAAAACGATCGTAATCCAAATAAAATAACGAATTAATCTTTTTTCTATTCACCTCATTATCTTCCAATCCATAAAATTCGATAATTAAATTAACAATAACTTTGGTAACTTTATAAATTATTTCTCTTTCTGTTGAGTCATCATAAATAAATTTTCCTTTATCATCTACAAGTAATTTTAATAATTTATCTAATTCATTAATTAAATTATTTGTTATAAATCTAACAGCATCGTAATTCCCCAATGACATTAATTCATTTAATTGTCTCTCCGTAATTATAATTTTCATATGTAATTTTTATTATAAATATATTATAACCAAAACTCCCCCTTTTCCCAAAATTTTTCCAAAAATATTTTTTTTCATTTTCACTTATATAAGGGGGGTACTTACTTTTTCGTCAAAATTTTTTCCAGAATTTTTTTGTATATACATTGCAAAGGGGATTGTCCCCCCTATTTACGACAAATACGACAATTTAGGGGGAGGGGGGATACCTAGGAGGGGGGTATATGGGGTAATGGGGGGTGTAGTAGGGGGAATATCCCACAGGGGGTTATAAAGTATTACCCACTCCCTCCTGATATCATTACAAGTCAAATGATAACCATATAACCACATGACAGGGATGTCAGTAGAACCCTTTCGTATATTGTGGGGATATGAACAAGTTATCCACTGTCAAGATGTCAGGGGATGTATTACGTATATGGTTGAAATGATTAACGTATACATGATGACAAGATGACAGATAAAATATAATGGGGAATGTTTGGTGGTGATGATATAATATATTATCTTTGTGTTCCTCACAATTAAACCCATACAGATATGATTGAGAATGTTATCAAGAAGCACCTTAAGAATAAGACCCACGTTGTTGAAGGGATGGGTATGGTAGTTACCTATAAGGTTAATGTTAATGTGAAGAAGAAGATGAACTCATATGGTACATCTGAGATTGCTTATATTGATTTGAATATCAAGATAATTGATTGTCGTAGGAAGTATAACTATGGTAACACTCCTGTTGGTGAGTATAATATATTTCAATTGGGAGGTAGAGCACGTAAGTGGGATTACAATGATTGTAGATTAATTGTTAGGAATGATATGAATAGTTGGTTCGCTCCATTGTTCTCTACATATTTTTATAGAGATTGTTATACTATGTTATGTAGAAATACTGAGATTAGGATAAACGCATTTACCTTTAAGTAGAATGATTGGATTGTTTTTATATATGTTTTTAATAATCCCCACCATATGTATAATATTATTTGGTGTTGGGGAGTTCATTGTTGCTAGACTATCCCCACAGTCATGGTTTGTTAGATGGTGGCGTCGTTATATGAGTAATGACGACCCTTATGATAGATAATCTCTTAATTTACTAAGGGAGTCGGTTCTGATTTCCATTTGAAGATTAATTAAGTCCCCTTCGCTTAGAGGGGATTTGTTGTTTATGGTGGTGATGATATCTGACATATTACATTGTATCATCTGAATTATCGTATTCTTCTGTTGAAATCTCGATAGGGGTTTTGATATTTGGTATATACATGTTCCCTTCTTATTATCTTTTGTATATACCACAACGTACCTGTCATTATTGTCATGTTCTATATGGTGGGTGATATCTGTTAAATACTTCATAAATGTTGATAAGTTTGTTGATAATTATGTGTCTGACATAGTGTCAGGTGATATTTTTTATGTTAAAATTAGTTAAAAATTTGGAAATGTCAATGTGTCAGGTGGTGGGGACAATCCCTTTACCCACATTTGAATAGTGTTCTTCCCACTATTCTCCACTTCTTCCCACCTATAATCATCGTCCAGACTATTAAAAACACACTTTTTTGTGTCTGACGCTATCATTAGGGGTATTTTTTTTACTACATATAAAACCCAGCTAAAAATGAATGATGTGGTTAATAGTAGCGTGGGACACTTTAGTGTCTTAGGAATAATACTTCAACCCCATCTTTGATGGATATGATAATGTTTAAATGATTGTGCAAATGGGTTACTTATGTGTGTATAATTGTGCATTATGTAATCGTCATTCATATAACCCACCATATATAATTTACTATAATATCATTGAAATAGACGATAGTCTGATATATCGTTGATACTGACGATAAATTACCATGTATGGGGAGATTGAATCACTTACCATATTAGGAGTCGGAGACATATAAGAAAGTGTTGTGTGGAGGGAATGTGAGGGTTATGAGGTGACGATTATATGTAAGGGGGTTAGATAATGGACTTGAGTGGAATATAATATGGACTACTAAAGACCCCATATAAGTGGGGGAATGTGAAAGGAATGAACGAATGGAATGGTGTCACGAAGTAGACACCTATGGAGTGAGTGAATTGGTTTCACATTCTAATCTATTATCCCTATTTTAACATTACCTAATAATTTTAATACCTTGAATAATAATTCCATATTAAAATTATTTTTTCCTTGTTCTATTTTTCTTATCACCGTTAATGCAACACCTGCCTTTTCAGCCAATTGTGGTTGTGTTAACTTGAATTGTTTTCTTCTGTTTATAATGTAGGAACGAATATCACTTAAAGGGTCGTCCACATCAAATGCTTCATGATAATTAAGTAATAATGCGGGGTCAATACCTACCTGATTTAATAGTAAATTACCTTTGGTTATATAGTAGTTAATCCAAAATGTTTCTTTAGCATGTAATAGTTTATCATCTACATCATTCTCCACCAAATACACTTGTGGTTGTTTACCCATTTCCTTTAGATATTTTACCCACCTATTCACTTTATCTGAATGTGATTTCTCTGCTATATGTGTGAATGGTCTTTCTACTCCTTGAGTTGATTTACCCACATACACAGGTTTCTTTGTTATGGGACAATTTAATACATATACTATATTTGTTTTCATTAAATTATATGTTTTAAGTTCATTTATTAATAAATATACTTATGGTATTAAAAAAAACAACTAATTACATATAAAAAACAAATTTTTAGGTTAGGGAATATAATGTAATAATAATATATGAACGAGGGGAATTGACATACATAACGCAGTGGTTTACCCTGAACGGGAGTGAGGGGGAAAATGGATGGAGAATGGAGGTGAGTGAGTATATTATTATTACATTATAGTATTTATATGGATAATATAATTTGACAATGAAAGTAATAATAACTGAGGAACAATTAAGGTTGATAATTGAGAATGAGGAATATATTAATTCCATTAAGGAATTGATTAATACATTTGACCCTAATAATATTGATATGGCCTTTCAGATTATGAAAGGGATGAAGATTAAGCAGAGTGTTATATTGGATGAATATAAAGAGTTGTTTGAGATTTTTAAATTAAAGCCTAGTAAACTTAATTTAATTAAAATGGGGAGTCGTACTAATACTTATCTTTATCGCGAATCAGTCCCTGACATTTTATTTAAAATGCCTAATTTGGAAATAATTCGTTTTGGGAGAATAAAAAACTTGGATAATCTACATTCATTTAAAGGAGTGCTTTTACAAATCATTAATACATCTGATTTAGATTCTGGTACAATCCCCAATTTGGTTGAGGTTGGTGGGGGTTTAAAACTGAATCACACTAATGATTATAGAATTAAATCATTACCAATGTTATCAGAAGTTGGGAAATTTTTAGATTTATCTGGAGTTAATATTAAATCCTTACCGATGTTAAAATATGTTGGGACTAACTTGGATTTAAGTTATTCATCAATTGAATCATTACCTAATGGTTTGTATGTTGGTGGCGATTTGTTTTTATACAGCACACCCCTTTCTAAAGCCACTACTGAGGAAGAGTTAAGAAGTAAAATAAATGTTAAAGGAGACATATATCTATGAAAATAATAATTAATGAAAGTCAGTTAAGGTTGATTGTTGAGAATGAAGATAAGGATGGTAATCTTTTGGATTTCACACCATTTGTTGATGTTAATCCAATTAAATGGGATGAAATGTTTGAGCGTCTTAATAAAAAGAAGGGCGGGAAATATGATGGGTATTATATTGATGGTTTTGTTGATTTATATAAGTCCGATGTTACCGAATTAAAATATTTGGTTAGAGTTGAGGGTTGGTTTGATTTACATAACTCCCAAATTAAATCATTACCAATGTTAAACTATGTTGGGGGTGATTTGAATTTAGATGCGTCCTCAATTCAATCATTACCAATGTTATCTTATGTTGAGGGTTGGTTTGATTTATCTGAAACACCAATTAAATCGTTACCAATGTTAAACTATGTTGGTCTTTGGTTGGATTTAAGACATACCCCACTATCTAAGGTTACAACTAAAGAAGAATTGAGAAAACAAATATATGTTGAAGGAGTAATAAATCTATGAAAATAATAATTAATGAATCACAACTTAGGTTGATTGTTGAGAATGAGGATAAACTTAAATTATTTCCTGTTCCTAATGATTTTTTAAAAATTGCTGGTGGTGTGAGAAAGGCATTAAAGGTTTATAATGACAAAAAAGATATAAAGGGGTGGGATGGGATTAAGATTGTTGGTGATATGTATTATTTTGATATGGAGTATGATTTATTAAGTGACATTGAGTTGTTCTTTAATGAAATTGTATATGTTACTGGTGATTTAGTTTTGCCTGTTGGTGATTATAAAAATAGTTTTAATAAATTGAAAGTAATAGAGGGTGACTTGAGGGGAACTGATGTATGGAATATTTCATTGCCTGAATTGGAGTATGTTAATGGTGATTTAGGTTTAAATGGTTCAGGTATTGAAGAGTTGCCCAAACTTAAAGAGGTTGGGGGTAACTTATTTTTAACTTTAAGTGATATTAATTCATTACCTGAATTGGAATATGTTGGTTCCATGTTGGCATTAAGAGGTACAAAAATTGAGTCGTTACCCAAATTAAACTATGTTGATAGTGTATTGGTTTTAAGTAATACCCCACTATCTAAGACAACAACCGAGGAAGAATTAAGAAATAAAATAGATGTTGGAGGAGAAATACGTTTATGAAACTAATAATAACTGAGAGTCAATTAAGATTGATTGTTGAGAATGGCATTAGGGATAGAGTATTTAATGTCCCTGGTGAATTATTGGAGGATAAGGATTCTTTTTACAAAATGTATAAGTTATACAAAGATAACAAGGAGAGTAAGAATTACGTTGGGATAAAGGTAATTGGTGATTTCAATTTGATTGGTGTATTGGGTGGTAAGTTATCATCTGAGTTGATTGATTTTTGTAATAACTTGGTTCAGGTTGATGGGGATTTGAGGGTTGTTAATAATTACATTGTTGGTTTCCCCAAATTAAGGAAGGTGACAGGTGATATGCTTTTATCAATGGTTGATGTTCGTTCATTACCTGAATTAAGGTATGTTGGGCGTAATTTGACTTTAAAAGGAAGTAAGATTAGTGAATTACCAGAATTGGAATCTGTTGGTGGTGGGTTGTATTTAAGTCATAGTAAAATCGAATCATTACCAAAGTTAGAATCTACTGGTGGGTATTTGTTTTTAAATGATAGCCCACTTGCGGATTTGGGCAACTTAAAATCTGTTGGTGGGGATTTGGATTTGGGTAATTGTCAAATTAAATCATTACCGATGTTATCTTATGTTGAGGGTGGTTTGACATTATTGAATTCTAAAATTAGTTCTTTACCAATGTTAGAATATGTTGGTGATGGTTTGTATTTAAGAAATACTCCCCTATCTAAATCAACAACCAAGGAAGAATTAAGAAATAAAATAGAAGTTAAAGGAAACATATATCTATGAAAATAATAATTAATGAATCGCAACTTAGGTTGATAATTGAGAATGAGGATAAGGATGATAATCTTTTGGATTTCACACCATTTGTTGATGTTAATCCAATTAAATGGGATGAAATGTTTGAGCGTCTTAATAAGAAGAAGGGTGATAAATACGATGGTTATTATATTGATGGTGATGTTAAATTACATAAATCTAATGTCACCGAATTAAAATATTTGGTTGAAGTTAGGGGGTATTTGAATTTATATAATTCACAAATTGAATCATTACCAATGTTAAAATATGTTGGGAGTAGTTTATTTTTAAGACATTCTCAAATTGAATTTTTACCAATGTTAAAATATGTTGGGAGTAATTTGAGTTTATATAATTCACAAATTGAATCCTTACCGAAATTGGAATATGTTGGCATTGATTTGGATTTATATAATTCACAAATTGAATCATTACCAAAATTGGAATATGTTGGTAATGATTTGTATTTAACAAATACCCCATTATCTAAGACAACCACTAAGGAAGAATTAAGAAAACAAATAAATGTTGAAGCAGAAATATATCTATGAAAATAATAATAACTGAGGAACAATTAAAATTGATTGTTGAGGACAGATCAAGTTTATATATTATAAATGAAGATGTGTTGGAGAAATTTGGTTTTGATGGAGTGATGGGATTGTATAGAAAGTCGGGCAAGTCAGGGATTAAATTTATTGGTGATTTGAATATACTTGCATGGACATCTGATTATGGGCTTGAAACCAAACATCTTGAGATGAAAAAGAAATGGGATATATTAATGTCAGTAGCTGAACAATTCTTTAATGAATTAGTTATTGTGACAGGTACTCTTGATATAACAGATCAGAGATTCAAATCATTTCCCAAGATAATACGACTTGGGGCTTTAGATGGGACAAATTCTTCAGGTTTGGTTAATTTCCCATCCTTGGTTAAGATTGATGAATGGTGTTTATTGCAATATTCATATGAGGTTAATTTGCCAGAGTTGGTTGAGGTTGGTGCTGAACTTGTCTTACATAAATCAGGTATCAAGGAATTGCCAAAATTGGTTCGTGCCGGGTTTTTAAATTTGAATGAATGTAAGAATATTAAAAGTTTGCCAGAATTGGTGGAGATTAAATATTCTGATAACTATGGTGAGGATAGTTTTGAACCAAATTTAAGGCTTACACGTAGTTCGGTATCAGATTTGCCAAAATTAACTCGTGTTGAGGGTGAATTTGAATTGTATTCAAATAAACATATTTATGGAATGAATCAATTCCCATCTTTAACATATGTTGGTGGTGAAATGGATTTAAGAAATACACCGTTGTCAGATTTTATTACAAAAGAATCAATAAAAAGTAAAATAACTGTTGAGGGAGAAATACATCTATGAAAATAATAATAACTGAGGAACAATTGAAATTGATTGTTGAGAATGAGGGTGAGAATCTTATTGATTTAACTGGTGTTTATGAATCGGGGGTTTCTCCTAATAAGTGGGATGATATGTTTTTACATATTAATAAAAAGAAGGGTGGGAGATATGATGGTTATTACATTGATGATGATGTTGAATTATATGACTATGGTGTAATCGAATTAAATTATTTGGTTAGAGTTGAGGGTCGTTTGTATTCAAGATATTCCCAAATTAAATCATTGCCAATGTTATCATATGTTGGGGGTTGGTTGGATTTATCGTATACCTCAATTAAGTCATTGCCGATGTTATCTTATGTTGGGGGTTATTTGGATTTATTTAATACCCCATTATCTAGGACTACTAATAGAGAAGAATTAAGAAAACAAATAAATGTTAAAGAAAACATATATCTATGAAAATAATAATAACTGAGGAACAATTGAAATTGATTGTTGAGAATGAAAACAAGAATCTTATTGATTTAACTGATGTTTATGAATCAGGAGTTTCTCCTAATAAATTGGATGGAATGTTTGAACATATCAATAATAAGAAGGGTGGTAAGTATGATGGATATTATATTGATGGGGATGTTAATTTGTATAAATCTGATGTCACCGAATTAAAATATTTGGTTAAGGTTGGTGGTTATTTGGATTTAGAAATTAGCCAAATTAAATCGTTACCTAATTTGATTAAAGTGGGTGGTGATTTAAATTTAGCTGAGACAGGGATTAAAACATTACCATTATTGGAGAGGGTTGATGGGAATTTTTATTTTAGAGATAGTGATATTATTAGTATTCCGAATTTGGTAAGTGTTGGTCGTGGGGTAAATGGTGATGTGTCAGGAATTAAATATTTACCTAAATTGGAGAGTGTTGGTGCAGATAATGATGATGAATTGTATGGTGACGATTTAACATTATGGCGAAGTGGTATAACTGAATTGCCAAGTTTGAAATATGTGAATGGTAGTTTATCTTTGGGGGGTTCTCCCCTTGGTAAGGAATTAAATGCGTCAGGTATGACTAACGTGGAAATAAATGATAAATTTGGTGTACAAGGTAAATTATTTATATGAAAATAATAATTAATGAATCACAATTAAAATTGATTGTTGAGAATGAAGATAAGAATAAGAATCTTATTGATTTAACTGGTGTTTATGAATCAGGAGTTTCCCCTAATAAATGGGATGATATATTTTTATTATTAAAGGAAAAGAAGGAGAAGAAGGGTGATAAAACATATGATGGTTATTATATTGATGAGTATGTTGAATTATATGACTCTGATGTAACCGAATTAAAATATTTGGTTAAGCTTGGTGATACTTTGGATTTATTCCGAACACCAATTAAGTCATTACCGATGTTAAAATATGTTGGTGCGAGTTTGGATTTAAGATATGCACCAATTGAATCATTACCGGTGTTAGAATATGTTGGCGGTAGTTTGGATTTAGACCGAACCAAAATTGAATCATTACCCATGTTATCTTATGTTGGGGATTTTCTTAATTTACAATATACCCCATTATCTTATAGCACAACTAATGAAGAATTAAGAAAACAAATAAATGTTAAAGGATCTATATTTTTATGAAAATAATAATTAATGAATCACAACTTAGGTTGATAATTGAGAATAAGGGTGAAAATCTTTTGGATTTCACACCATTTGTTGATGTTGATCCAATTAAATGGGATGATATGTTTGAGTTTATGAATCAGAAGAAAGGTGGAATTTACGATGGATATTATATTGATGATAATATTGATATTAGGGATAGTTCGGTTAAAGAATTTAAACATCTTGTTAGAGTTAAGGGACATTTAAAAGCTAGGGGTTCTGTGATTGAGAGTTTGGGTAAGTTAAAGAAGGTTACTGGTGAGTTTGATTTATCTGATACAAAGAACTTAAAATCTTTGGGTAATTTGAGATATGTTGGTTTTGATTTTGCTTTAATAAATTCTAATATTGAGGATTTGGGTTATTTGAATCAAGTTGGTAGGTCTTTGGATTTAAGATATACCCCAAATTTAAAATCTTTGGGTGATGTCAGTCCAGAATTTTCTAAAGAAAAATTTAAGATATATGTTACTGATTTTTTAATGATACATAGAACAGGTCTTTCTGATGAACAGATTGATAAAATAAAACATAATTGGCTTAGTAAATCCCCATATGGGAACTAAAAAATAATTATTATATATGAAACTAATAATAACTGAAGAACAATTTAAAAGTCTTATAAAAGAGAACCTAGGAAGACAGAAGGCAATTGAACAATACCTGGACAGATATATTTCTAAGGGCACAAGAAAAATAGGAAAAAAATCTCGTAACTATGGTAATCTTAGGGAGGATTGGTGTGTTGATGGTTTGGAACAAATAAGTGCCTATTATTATTTTAATGATGGTACATTTAAGAATGGTATTTTATTAATATCTAAAAGTTTGATTAAGGATATTGTATCAATATTCACAATTAAAAAATCGTTTGCGATATATGTTGTTGAAGATTGGTATGAAAAGACAATGATACCTAAATTTGAATCGATTGTGGGTGAGTCTAAATTGAGTATTAATGACGTTGATATTAGAGATAATGATTATGAATGTAGTCCTGAACCTAATAAACCTGAAGGTATAACTGATGAGGAGATGATTGATTTCATTGATAAAAATACAGGATATAATAGAAAAGAAATTATTAACAAAATTGAGTCGGGTGAAAGAGACCTTGAGGATTTTTACTTGGATATTGTTGATACTGTTGAAAGAAAAAAAAGAATGGGATATTAATATGAAACTAATAATAACTGAAGACCAATATAACGAATTAACTAAGGCCGATGATGTCTATGATGGATTAAGTCCTTATTTTAGAAGAAGGATTGAGTTTATTGACATTCCCCAGTCAATTAATCAAATAATGAATAATCTACACCGATTTTATGAAAACAAAGTTAGTGTAGATTATTTAGTTAAAAGGATTATTAGTGCTATCGTATGGGAAACAATACCAGCAGAAATGGGATATAATACTAGTATGGAGTTATTTGAATATCACGATATAATGTCAGCTAATATAATGGACAAGTATGGTGAATACATTAAAAGATTGGTTAAAAAGAAATTGGATATATGAAACTAATAATTACAGAATCTCAATATAACGAACTAAATAAGGTTGACGATGTCTATGATGGATTGGATCCTTATTATAGAAGAAGAATTAGAATGATAAATATTTCAGATAAAATCGATGAAAAGATTTATTGGGTGTTGAAAAACTATTATGTGAAAGATATTATCTCTGATAAAGAATTGGCTAAATTAATTAGAGAAATTGTAAGACGATTGATATGGGAATCGAGAGTATGGAGTCCTGAATGGGATTATGATAAGATAGACGAATACGATGATTTAATGGGTAATAGAATTATGGATAAGTATGGTGATGAAATAAAAAGAAAAACTATCGAGAAATTAAAATGAAAATAATAATAACAGAATCTCAATATAACGAACTAAATAAGGTTGACGATGTCTATGATGGGCTTGATCCTTTTTTTCGTAGGAGAATCCATTTTATCAATATAAAGAGTGATATTGATGAGAGAATTGGATATAGGACTGCGAAGGTTTTAAAACATGATCCACGCGGTCTTGCAGGACATATGAATGATATTATTCATCATGTTGTTTGGAGTACAATTCCTAGTGAGTGGGGCGGAACTGAAGATGATAGATTATTTGATTATACTAATGAGATGACAGATAGAATTAAAATGAAATATGGTAAATATATAAAAGAAAAACTTAAGAAAATATTAGAAGATGAAGATAATAATTAGTGAAGATAAATTTATTAAAACAATCAAAAAGTTGTATCAGGAAGAAGGGTTTGATGAAACATCAAATACTTTGGGTATTGGTAAAATTAAATTGGCTCAGATTTTGGGTATACCAATTAAGGGGGATGACTTTTATAATATGGATGAAGCGACTGCATATATGTTCACTCCTGAATTAGTTAAGATGAACAAAAAATATAAGAATTGTGATATAAGTTATAATGCTGGCGGGGGGAGATGGGTATGTTTTTGGGATAATCAAGGTGAAAAATTGGATACTTTATCTTATTCCACCCCATATCATGCGGGTAATTCTACTCCTGTTCAAACAGATTTTTTATCATCAACTGATGGTGAATGGAGTTATGACTCTCGTAATGATGACGATTCTTATGAGTCTTTTGATAATCCTGATGGTTTTAATAATGTTGACGAATTAGTCGAATGGTTTGAATCAGTGTATTTACCGACAACATATGAAATGATTGAGAAACAGTATGAAATTTTATTACCGAAATATGAGAGAATGAAATCTGAAGATTAATCTTCAGGTTTATTTTTCTTACGGTTCTTAATGTAATCTTCTATATCCTCTTGATTATATCCTAGTAGTTGTCCGATTCTTCTTGAGTCTTCATCAGTTGCTTGCCAGTGTAGAAATCCACCATATTTGTTTGCAATGTTTAGAAGTTCATTTGCTTGATCTTCTGCACCTTTTTTATAAATGATATAATTATCTGAATTTGGAACTTTAATTACTTTGAGTCCATGGTATTTGCTTAACAGATAGATGTATGTTGATTTTTTGACAAATGCAACATCTCTTTTTCCATCAACAATTGTTTTGATTGAGTTATAATCTGAGTAGGCTTCGTTAGCCTTTATCTCTTCAGATAATTCTTCTTTTAGTATTTGTTTTAGTGTATCTTGTATTTTCATTTTAAGTTGTGTACTATTTCTATTTCTGCGTTTCCACCCTTGACTATAAATAATATATCGAAAAGTATATCACCAATTTCATTTTGTATTTCCCACCACCAGTCTTGTTCCCATAAATCAGAATCCCATAAATCATATGTTTCATCACCATCTATATCAACTGTACCATTTACTATTTTTACATATACATACCATGTATCATCATCACCTTCATTTCGTATAATATCAGTTATTTTGAACCTGAAATCATATGATCCTGTACGGACACCAAAATCATGTATGGAGTAAACTTTATTTTCAAAATATTCTCTAGCAATGTCTATTGGTTCTAATTGAAGTATTTTTGAAACTTTTTCTAATCCTAATGCTCTAATTACATCAAGAAGTCCTTGGTTATCAATTATTTTTTTTAATTTGATTTTTGCTGAGTTGTCAACTTGTTCGTTTAAATTCAAAACTTTTTCTATTTTTGGTGAATAGTAATGAACAAGGTAATTAAATATTTCATCATAATTAAAATCTTGTGTACCACTATTTGAAAGTACTGGATGTAAATCATCCATCATATAAGCGGCGACAACTTCTTTTTTTCTTTTTAACGCCAAATGTTTATATCCTTCACTTTGAAGAACATAGTCAACAGAATCTCTGAATATTTTATTTAATTCATCCTCTGAGAATCTTCTTCTAAGATAAATTGGTGGAGGTATATGAGACTCCATTAATATTCTTTTGATTGTTTGTTCTATATTATTCATTACAGGATTTTACAGTTTTGGAGTACATGTCAACGGCTTGTGAAGTATAACTATAGATTATATCCCAAGCTTCGTTCATTATTGTTTCATATCTATCTCTAATTACCAATGTTTGATATCTCGGATCACCAATAAATATGAATGTTATTTTATATCTATCAAATTTATTTCCTATGAGACTTTCTCTGTTATCAGGATGTACAACTTCAATCCCACACAAAATGTCTGAGTTTTCTTTAACGATTTCTCTATTTAATAGTTTTTTAAATAATGGGGTTAAGTCCACTTTTTTATTTTGTTCTTCCCTCAATATTCTTCTTATGGATTCTTGTAAGTTCATTATTTATTACGGTAGATTTTATATAGTCGCTTAATTGTTTTCTCAAACATATCCGATAGTTCAGTAACAAAATCAATTTCTTCTTGTTCTGGTAAATCTTCCCACCCAAGTTCATAGTCATTCCACATTATTGCTTCCACGGCTCTTAAAGTTAATTCATATTTAAATTGTTGGTAACTTCTTGTTTCGTTAAATACATTTCTTGTTTCGTAAAATACTTGTTGTGCGTTAAGTGGAAGTAATCTTTCAAACTCGTCTAAATCAATTCTTCTACGAAAAAAATTTGATTCATTTAATAATTCTTCCCTCAATATTCTTCTAATTAGTTTTTCCATTTTGCTTGCGGTAATAATTTCTTTCCGAATTCGATTAATTTATTTTTAACTTTATCTATTTCTTTTTTGTTTTTGAAATTGTTTTTTCTTTCTTCCGCCCATTCATCAATAACATCATCCATATACATTTTTCTTGTTTTGGCTTGGGTATAAAAACCTTGGATATATGCTGGTAGTTCTCTTGGCGTTAATACTTCTTGTGCCAGTGTTGATGATTTTTTATGTTTAACTCTTTTATTAGGATTTTCAGATTGATATAAATGTTCTATTTCATGTCTAATCGCATCTTTCAGTTCAGCTAAAAACTTATTAATTTGTTTGTCAACGAATAAGTCAGGGTTGATATCAACATTGAATTCTAAATAATTAATGTATTCCTCTTCATCATCAAAATCATATGCTGCGTCAATATCAAAAGGTAAATCGGAATCATTCTTTATGAGATTAAGTTTAACACTAAATATTTCTTCATCATCTTCACCATGAAATGTCTCTTGGGTATAACTATCCTCCCATTCCATATCTTCATCATCGCTTTTGATAAATGTCATAACTTCCTTCATTATATCCATGCTGATTTGTCTTACGGTTTGACTATATCTCCCTTCTGTAATGATATTCTTTAATTGTTGTTCTGATATTATTATTTTCATTTTAAATTTGATTCCAAGTATTCCACATCTTTTATTTGTTGTTCTTCATCCCTATTAAATATTTCAAAGGGAAATTCTTCAATACCTAATTGATAAGCAGCTAGTAATCTGTGTCTTCCATCTGATATTCCTATTTTGGGCTCATCATAATAATGTATTTGATTATCATCACCATAATACCAAGGTTCAACATATAACATCGTTGCTTGGTATGTGGAGATTTCACGATTTTTCAACCATTCTTTAGCTTTTTCCAATCTATCACCAATTCTAACACCTTGATTTCTAATATCAAATCCTGAACCCATATCTTTTCCCACTCTTCCCAATACTTTTTCAGGTGACAGGTATATGATGGTGGAATCAGGATTTCTTTTTACAATCTTGGAGGAACTCCAATCAATGTGTCGTTTTTCATTATCGGAATCTATCCCCATCATTTCCTGTATTCTATTTAATTGTTCTTGTAGGTTCATCATTTTGTTTTTTTAACACAATTAGGGTATCTTTTTCCGAACATTGTTTTCATTCCTTTTTGTGTATAACCTGTCCAGCATTTTTCGGTTAATTCTGTCTTTGAGTTATCGTGACCACACTTATGACATAAATATGGGTCATTCCCACCATCAGATAATTTCCAAGAATGATCACATTTACAAGTTATTGTCTTATCCTCCATAATAAGTCCCATCATTTCCTGTATTCTATTTAATTGTTCTTGTAGGTTCATATTAAATTTCTTTTCTAATTTTTAAAAAAAAGTAGTGTACCACTTGTCTAATCATCATATTAAACATAGTTTCTTTATCTCTATCACAATCCCAATTCAAATTAATTTTTTTACAAAATGACTTGAATATTTTTATTAGTTCTTTTTCACCCATTTTGTCTATTTCAAACCCCACATTCCAAATTAACGAGTCAATAGTTTTATTTGATTGATTATTATTTGTAAAATAACTTCGATTATCAATTTTATCAAATAATTTATATCTACCATCTATTTCTTGAATTTCATATCTATTCAATAGATAATTGTAAAGTTGTGTTTTTTCAATTTCTTCATTATACTTATTTTGCATAACCAAAGACTTGTCAGAGGCTTCATTTTGAAAGTTTGGGTTATTATTTCCCATCATTTCTTGTATTCTTTGTATTTGTTCTTGTAGTTTCATATTATTAATATTTAAAAATCCATTACATCAAAATGGATTAATTCTCCATCTTTTACTCCGATATTTCCTCCGTGTAAATCAGCTGTTGGTACTCCATTTTCTTCAAGTTTATTAAGTAGTTCTCTATATTTTTCGATATAATTAACAATTTCATCATAATCCAAGTCATAAGACTCAAGTTCATCTTCTTCTTCAGGATTTTGTAATCTATCTTGTAATTTATCAATTAATTCATCTCTTATTTCATCATCATCGTCATATTCATCCCAAAAATCGGAATCAGAAAAGGTTGATCCTTCATTATACATTGTGGTATAAACGGTTTCCTCTTCTGGTGATAATAAATCAACTTTATCCATAAGAATAGCGTAGACATTTGAGTCAGGATAGTATTTTATATCATAATAATGTATTACACCAGGAATATCTTTATTTAATACTTTTTTAATTCCTCTGATTTCGTCTTCATTGTTAGTTAATTTGAGTATCTTGTCATCATTAACAATGAATGCCATTCCGAAATGTCCTTCACCAGCATATTCAATTTTATCAAACCCAAAATCATTTTTAAGAACTTTGATTGTGTCAGATAAATTATCCCCAATACTTTGATGTATTTTTCCAACACCTCTTGGGTTTTGGGTTGAGATGTACTTATTAAAATCCTTTTCAAGTTTGTCAGGATTTGATATATCCCCATAATCGGTAAAATCCTCATTGGTGATTTTATCCATCATTTCTTGTATTCTATTTATTTGTTCATGTAGTTTCATAACTAATAAATATTAAAAAAGGTGATAAGATAAACCTATCACCTTCACTAATGTTGTTTTTTTTTGTTTTTACATTGGTAATGTTGGATCTGATGGTGTTTCTGATTTGTCTCCTCTTTTGGAAACAATCCATTTGTCAACTGAAGCAATACCGAATGAAGCAATTGTTAGATACATAAATCCATCGAAGATGAATTGATTGATTAACAATTCTTTTCCAGTGATACCTGTAACAATATCAACACCCATCGCAATGACCATCATCATAAAGGAAATGAAACCAACAACAGATTTTTCGTTGATGTCATTTTGGTCTTTGAACATTTCAATGAAGAAGTACTTTTTTTTCATAGATGTGTATTTTAATAATAAATATCATTAACACATCTATTTTCTATTTACTTTTTTTTAATCTTCCAAATAAACTCTAATCTTGGTGAACTTATTACATTCATCAAATACCCATTCAATGTCTTTGATTTTGAAATCCATTATACCTGTTTTTACAAATGGGAATACAAATGTTTCACCTTTTCTTGGGGGGAATGGTAGGTATATTTCCTTATCATTGATATCGTGTATTAAAAAAATTACTTGTGCTAATATCATATTATAATTTTATCCAGTCTGTTGTATATTCATTTTCGAGGTAATATATACCTATTTGAAATGTTTGTGTTACTAGTACTATCTGAAGGACTATTTCAAGTTCTCTGTGAAGTTTTTCAGCTCTTTGACTATCTAATTCCTCCCACCCCAATATTTCCGCTATATCGGATTCTACTGAGGTATTACCATAAGGTCGTTTGGGATCAATCATTGGTGCTCCATATTCTGACGCTCTCCACATAACATGAGAATGTTTAAGTAACTTTAGATGTTCTTCTGTGACTTCAAATATTTTTCCTTTTAAGGTGTCAAATTTTTCAGCTTGTTTGAATAGTTTGTCTAGGTCTTTCCATTCTATTTCACATTGGTCTGGGTTTCCGTAATTGTTTTCCAATTGTGATTGTAACCATTTTAATGAATTCATATTATCTATTTTTTATAAGTTTCGTTGTAATATTCTTTAGGATCTTTTGTTATTGTGAAATTTTGTAAATGATCATTCCAGTCCCACTTACCTTCTTGAAAGGCATCCATTATCTGTTCCTCAAACATTTGATTTGCTTGTTCAACTAAAGTATTAAAATTATTGATATATTTTACATCACTTCTTTTTAATAATTCTTTTACTAAGAATTCTACTGCTGTCATGTGTTATTGGATTTCAATGTTTCTAAATAAAATTGTTCAAAAGATGTATATAAATCACCATAACCAGCTTCAAATGTTTCTTCGTGTTGCTCCTTTTCCATTTCCAAGGCTTGTTGAATTTCTTCTTTCCAAAAGTCTGTAAGTTCTATTTTTTTAACTAACCATTCTACAGCTGTCTGTTTATTTTCCATTTTCTTTTAACATTTTTATAAGTTCATTTAAACAATTTAATTCAGCTTCTTCTGGTGTTTCAAAATAATCATCAGTGATGATATCTTTGAATCCCTCCCAAATCACATATGTGAATATATTTTTACCATTATCATAACCACCCTCAACTAGTCCAATAAGATTATATTTCTCACGGATAAATTTGAATGCTTGTGAGAATGTTGGTGCTGAAATAACTTTATCACTAACTTGTCTATCTGTAAATATTAAATTAAAATTTCCATCAATAAAGATACCAAAACAAGGTTCATCAAAACCAAGTTCTTTTAACTGGCGTGATTGGGAGCAAGGAACAAATAACTTTTTTAATTTTTTCATGGTTATTTATTTTTTAGTTTGAGATATTCTTCGTCTGACAATGTTCTAAACCAAGGAATGTCGGTTCTTAGTTCCCCAACCTTACCAGTAATTTCACAAATTGTCAAACTTTCTTTTTCGGCTTTATGAATTCGGTTGAATACTTCATCTGATCCATCATTGATATAAAATCTGAGTCCTCCGAACTTTTCTTTAACTTGACATACTTCTTTATTCCAACCAAGTTCAATAAGGTCGGTGATAAGGTCTTTGATTAGTGGAAACCAACCTGAATCAACTTCAAAGAAATCTGAATCTGTGATTGGATTTGATTCCAATTTAAAACCATTTTTAAGTCCCCCAATTGACTGGAGGAATTCATCCATTTGTTCTTTGTTCATTTGTTTTGTTGTGGGTTATAGATTAGTTATGTTTAATTAAATACACACAATATTCGTCCTTTATTAAATCTATCCAATTTATATACAGTTATAGGGTATTCATATTTTTTGGTTATATAATAAACATTTACCATATCATCACCAAATAGATAATTCACATATTTTCCAGTATATTTCTTCTTTAATGTTCTTTTGAATACATATTTATTTAAAAAATCATCATAAGTAATTTCAAGGTTAAATCTTTCTTTTAATCTTTCATTATAGTGTTTATATGCTCCAGTAAGATCCATAATAATTAGGTATAAATTTTGTTTTATTATTAATATATTATTAACCCCCAATTGACTGGAGGAATTCATCCATTTGTTCTTTGTTCATTTGTTTAAGAGAAGTTTTGTTAAGTCATTATTATAATATTTGAAACAAATGGTAACCTTTTAGTAAGTTCTTTTTTTTCAAATTTTTTACCTTTTAAAACCAAATTACCGTTAACAATTATATCATTTGGAATATCTATAAGATTACGACAATTAGTTAACGACAAATCGCCTTCAACTTCAAATCCATTGGGAAGTACTTCAATTTTTGTATTGTCCAAAGCTACATACCCACGCACTTTTAAATTATTGGGTAATTTAGTAACTTTACTATATGATAAATCTAAAAAACCATCAATAGAAGATATCTTACTCAGTATTTCATCAGGATTTGGATCTTTTTTACCAATTTTATATCCAAAATATCCACTCTTACCTTTTTTATAATCTTCTAAGTTTTTAATGGTTGCATTTTCAACAATCATTTTAAATTGTTCTTCGCTTATTATTAATTTCATAGTATTTTTTTATATATAAGTATGTAATTACCCCCAATTAACTGGAGGAATTCATCCATTTGTTCTTTGTTCATAATCAATAATATCTTTTATTAGATTAAACATTGTTTCATCCTCCATATAACCATCAAATGGTTCTCCGTGATTATCC